TTCACACCTTTCTTGACAGCAGACCGTACAGCACGGATTTTCTTAACAATTTTACCCGCATTTTCATCTTTAACGTCGGCTTCAACAATAAAAATAACCTTTCTTGTTTCCATTTTCTTATCCTTATCCGAGGATTTTCTTATAAAGTTCAATATACGCTGGAACATGCTTACCCCTATCATAGTTTTCTTTCGCATAAGCAATGGTGTCTTCCCGAAGGGTGCTTCCCTCTGCCTGTAGGTCATTCCAACACCGTTCAATCTGTTCGGCAATTGAGTGGACATCAAACGGTTTGGCATGGTACTTAGTATATTCGCCGTTGTAGCTGATCACCGGAACCCCAAGCGCCATCATTTCCATGCTGACCCGAGAGCAAATCCCGGAATAGTTATTGTTGAATCCAATATCCGCGCCGGCCTGAAAAGGCTTGAGATTCCTGTTTGCAAGTTGGATATTTTCACAGTATTTTTCCAACCGCCTTTCATGGGATCGGCAAAACAGGTTTCGCCATTGCTGTATCGGTTCTAAAAGTAGGGAAAACACATTAAGCCTTGCGTTTGGTATGCGTTCAACAACATAAGGCATTGACCAAATGATATGATGATTCAGCTTTTCAAATCGTGGGGTATCGCAGGAAATAATTGCCGGATGGTGGTCGTACTCCCAGGGATGAATATTCTCAAACTTCTCAAGATCAATTGAGTTGGGAATATAATGGCAGCGATCTCCCTTTTCATCGTAAAGTTTCATTATATCGTATTCATGAGTATTGATACAGACCGTTGCGTCCATTTTCCACAAGAGGTTAATATGCACATTCAACGAACTGCCAGGAACCTTACCCCATTCTTTCAACATCAAGTGTTCAGTCGGGCCATGCAGAACACCCACACGCTTTACGCTTTTGGAAAATTCTTCAAGCTCTTGCGGGAATCCGCTATGCAGTACCCACACATCAGCCTTCTTCGCTTCTTCCCAGGAGATCGGTTGAAACCATCCTTCGTCAGTGTGCTTTTCTTCGGGGTTTTCGACATAGTGAATAGCCGCGTCTGATTGTATCCCTGCCCTGCGTTCGTATTTCACTTGATCTTTCACAGATTCATACATACCTGAGACTCTTGGCCCCCAGTTGCTCCAGTGGACTATGTGCATTTTTATTTAAACCTTTTAGTCAATGGAGGGCATTTCAGCCCCCCGTTATAATTAATCCCCAACAGCCGTGGTGGAGTAGCGATACTTGATCTCGCCGCTCGTGGTAACAATAATATCTTTGACCACAAATGAACTGTCACCAGGATTACTGAAGATCGCACTTACCAACTGAGCTAATGCGCTCGAAGCCGCAGTACTGGCAGCAGCCGCTTTAGTAACAGCCGCCGCAGCCGCACTCGAAGCGTCTGAAGCCTGACTCGCTACCGCCGCCGCCGCAACTGACGCCACCGAAGCCGTGTTACTGGCAGCCGCCGCCATTACAGAAGCCTTACTGGCCTTGTCAGAAGCCGCAGCCGCAGCACTCGCCGCATCACTGGCTGCAGATTGATTGACAATTACAGCCGAACTCGCCGCAGTTGCCTTATCCCATGATGCAGATTTAGCCGCAATTTTGGAACTGGCATCACTACCCTTGGCCGCCGCTACCGAAGCGGCAGAAGCCTTATCACTGGCAGCCGCAGCCGCAACGGAGGCAGCGCTGGCCTTGTCAGAAGCCGTCGCAATCGCTGTCGGGTCAAACGAAAATGAAGAATAACCCATTGCATATGAACCCCCTTCCTAAAGTCAATTACCTTTGTTTTGGCAAACCACAACCAAAGGATTTTGGTACTGAGAAGCCAGCGGCTCCAGTTGATGGTCTCTTAAAGAGACGTTTACGAAAACTTTCCTGCATAATGATTCAAGCTCTTTGGGAGCATATTCTCTGACATGATTCGCGCTCTTTCGATACCGGGACAAACGATTCGGAGTTGACAAAATCAGAGTGCCATTTCCATTCATCATTTTTTTGGCGTGTTCCAAAACCCGTTTGTCGTATCTCATGTGTTCAATCACATCGATCATAACGACAAAATCAAACGCTCCGGCATCTATGCCCTTATCAATATCCCCGTATGTAAACCTAAGTTTCGGAAGCGGAAATACTTTCTCGGCAAAATTAATTCCACCCTCATCAATATCAAAGGCAACAACCTCTTTGGCCTGCACGGTTAAAAGGTGTGTCCCGAATCCGGTTCCAAATCCTACATCAGCCACACGACCACGAACAACTTTCGCAACTTCGGTGTAAATATCGAACTGAGGGCTTAACACATACTTAAATCGGTTCCATAAAATCATCTATTTTTCCTTTTAAATTACTGACCATCTTAGATAAAATTCTTCCTGACTCCCACCATCCGTTGTTACTTGCATGGTACAAATATATGTTTCGCCGGAGGTTCCGGCTTTGATATATGGTTTAATCAATCCGTCATCGTTATCGTAAGTGCATAACACGGCTGTCAAAACATCACTTGTAGCATCAGTTCCATCTTCTGTGGCCGCCGAAAAATCAACACTGTCTATGGTGTCATCTTCAAGGAATTCCGATATGTCTATATCGACCAACCATGCAGCAAATATCGGCTTTGAATCCGGGATTTCAAAATGTCGTAAGCCCTCGTAAATCATTTTTTATCTCCACGTTTTAAATCTTGGCCGTGTCAAGCTTGAAAAGAATTTTGGCCGTGTCAAACCTGAAAAGAATGTCCATCTTACTGTATATGATCTTGATGTTTCATCGTAAGTTATTACAATATGCTTACTGGCATCTAAGCGAATGTTTACAACTTGATATTCTCCTGCCCTTGGATTTGAAACGATATCCGCTTCTAAACTTTCTGTTGCCGGATCTTCATCATAAGCGACTATAATGTTTTTATCGGACGCTAATCGAATACTTGCAATTTGGTATTCGCCTGTACCCGGGTTAGAAGTGATGATTAAACCCGCTACAGATACACCAATATCTTCGTTATATTTTACGACCATGTTTTTGTCTGAATCCAAACGAATACTAATTATTTGATATTCATCTGCACTCGGACTTGAAATAATATCTAAACTTGACATTGGTTATTCTTTTCCAATAAAAAAGCCCGACCAAAACAAAAACCTTCTGTCTCAATCGGGCGTCATAATTTCCGTGATCGTACCGGGTTAATCGGTAACCGACTTTGGATATAAAACAACTTGTGAAAACTATTTTATATCAACCAATCATTCTTTGCAAGAGTTATTTCAACTCCACATACCTCTTATTAAACCTCTGCGCCATCCTCAACATAGCGTCATTCAATAAAACAACCTTTCTCCGCTTGGCGTCCGGTGTCAATGTCTTTGACTCCATTATCGTATCAATTCTTTTCTGCATTCTGGATATCCGGGAGCTTATGTTTGAAGCGTATTTCCACATCCTGATTTCGTTCTTGTGCTTGGCGTAATATTTAACCGCTTTGTTGGGATCGGTTTTCAGCAGTTCTTTGTAGTTTTTGCGGACCGTCCTTATTGTTTTTGCGTGTTCTTCGGACGCTTTAACCTCTTTTGCCTTTGTTGCCGGCGCCCCGAAAAGTATTCTTCCACCTAACTTTTTAGGTGTGGCATAGGGAATACCGGATAACATCGTCGTCAATTCAAGGGAATCGTCCACAAAATTAGTCGCCGCTTTCTTGCGTTTTTTGATGTCTTCTTCCGACAACACGGTTACGCCGTTGGCAATGACATTTGATAATAGTTCGGGGATCCGACTCACCGGAATACTCACATCATACCCCAGGAACGTACCCCGTTCGATCTTACTGATCACGGAAGAGGCCAGATCCCGGACAAAAAACATATACCCGGACCATGAAGACAGGACTTTACCGACAAAAGATTTTCCTTCCCTGCCATATAATCGGTCTCGAAGATCGTCTATGGCCATGACACCCAAGGTGTTGATGACAAAGATAACCATCAGCGACTTGGAAAACTTGGCATATGCCTGCTTATCCCCGGTTCTAACCGCTTCCCTGTAGCTTCTCCGGGTCAAGTTAAGCGCCTGATTCGTAAATGACCCGAACATGGTCCCAAGTTTTTCAATTGTGGATCCCCTGGAAAGAGAAGATCGATGCTCGGGCGAAAACATGGGTTGTGTTCTTTGCGTGGCGTAATCCGCGAACTTATAGGCCAGTGCCATTTTTCGTTCAGGGGTCAGGCTTGCAATGTCAGAGTCTTTCATGTCAAGGGCAAGCCGAACCTCTCTTGACAGCTTTCCGGCCTTGAATTCATCCAATGTCTGAAGCACCGCTCCGTGCATCCCCATGTTGACGGCGGCCTGGTCAAACAGTTTGATACCGGACATAAGTTTTTCTTTGATGCTCTTGGCTCCGCCGTACACTCTTTTCTCAGCGCCGGCCTTGAACACGTCGGCAACATCCCGGCTGTACCCGCCTTCAATACGTTCCAAATATTCCGGAGAATACATTTTGTGCCTGGATGTTATTTCCCTGGGGTGCCAAATATTATCAAGAAGACCCATAGCCAGGTACTTTGACTTGACGTATGGCAAATATACGGGAAGTGACAATATCTGCTTTGAGACAACAAACGGATTAAACCCAAGCATAGCGGTTGCCAACTGATTCTTAGCTTTTAATGCAAGTTGCTCGGTCGTGGTATATGATTTGTATTCCCCGGCAATGTCCCGCAAGCCTTTTTCGATCTCTCTCCATGTTTGTTCACCGTAATTGTTCGACAAATTTAGCCGGAACGTGGGATCATATAAAAGTTTTGAGGCATTGCTCAATGGAAGTTCAAGGCCGATATACGCCGCTGATTTTGAAACGCTCGTATTAATGTCGTAGGTTATGGAATTCAGGTATATGGGCAACGACACCCGCTTTCTTTTTTCGAGCATACCTTTAGAAACACCGACTCTTAGCCATGTTCCCTTGAACCTTTCGAGGGCGTCTTCCACCGCTATGTCACTTCCACGGGCAAGGGGCATGGTGTCTTTCGGGTGATAGTTTTCTTCCCTGGGCATTGGGTAACCGTTCTTTTCCAGAAAAACAGCGTCAAGCCTTTCGATTTGATCCGCAAACAGGTTGTCACACGGAGCTCCGGCAAATTCTTTTTCGGCGTCCGTCAAACTGTCGATCACGGAATTGAATTCATCCTCGGTTATATTATGCACCCGGTTAGGTTCGTCGCTGAACTTGAATCCGAAACCACCCTGGATGATTGCTTTTTTGTTGTCAGCGTTCAAAGAGTGCCGGTATAGAGACATTCTTTCACCTCGGGTCAGTTCAATCCTGCCGTTCTTCACGACTTCGGCCATCCACTTGGACATATCTTTGATCTTGTGTTTTTTCTCGAAATCTCCGAGGTCTTCCTGAAACTTCTTGAATGTTTGCTGCTTGTATTTCAGTTCTTCGGTGATTCCATTTTTAACATTTTGATACAGGACTTTATCCATGATAGAGTTTACACCGGAAAGACTCTCAATAATCAAGTCAAAATGATCATGGCGAATACCAAAGGTGTCCGCAATCAGCCGGGCGGTTCTCTTCACTTTTCCAAGTGGGCCTTTTTGGGATGATATAATCTCGGACCGTACTTTCTTGGGAGTCTTCATCTCCCCCATGGCGCCGTTCAGCACGTTTGTACGTTGCCGTTCCTGCCTGCCGACTCGTATTTTCTGTTTAACTGCGTCAAGGTGAACGTGGTGCAATACCGCAATGTTAAGCGATTCAAGATCGTCAAGGGTTAAGTCCCTGGCCGCCGATTTGTCGAGCCGTTCAAGATTCTTTAACACATAATCCGGTATCTCGGCATCAGGGTTGTTATCAAAGTATTGTCGCGTCCTTTCAAGTTTGAGTTGTTTTTTTAATGACAGCTTGGTTAGATCGACGGCATCAAGAATACCGTTAATGGCCGATGCTTGTTCCGGGCTCATTCTCTTGGTGTTTATCTTTTTTAAGCCCTTGATAATCTTATTCACCCGGTCCCTGGCCGCCTTTTTAATCTTCGCATTAAACAAAGATTCCTGGCGTTTGGCTTTTTCTTTGAGAAGCGCGATACCCTTTTTCTTTCGCTCAACTCCCTGATACGTCTCTCGGGTTAATGTCCGGGTTTCTTTAACAATATCGCTGAGTCTGAGTTTTCCGGTAGCGTCAAGAACCGATTGCTTTATGTTTGTGGTTTTGACCTTTTCCTTGAAATCCTTTTGGAGGGTTTTGATCTCCTGTTCAAGGGTTTTGATTTCTTCGTCGGGTGCGGTGGAAAAGAGTAGGTCTTCTTGCCCACCTTTCCCCGGTGGGCTGGATGGTTTAGGGAGGATTTTTATTTGAGATTTATCTAAAACAACAATCCCTAATCCATATTCTCCCATTTCATCATTTGCGCTATCATATACACGAAATCCATCATAACCATTTTCAACTGCATATTCGGAAAGGATATCGCTATATTCCCAAGATGGAACCTCTATCCATTTTTTTGTTGTTGCGTCAAAAACCTCACCAACAAAGTCTCCTGTTACAGACAACTCAACACCAGATTCCTCCGCAACCTGTAGGGCTTTTTTTAACGGAATCGGATTCTTTACATCTAAATAAACTTTATAAATATTTCCTTTATCGCCAGCGTAAGATTTAGCGACTTTTTTTGATGGTGAAAAATAGTAGAGTTCATTTAATTCATTAATAAAAAACTTGTCACTTTTTGACTTATTAAATTCATCAAAACTTTTATCAGTCCCATGATAAACTATCTTTTTAATTTTTGAATCTTTAAACGGATTTCCACCCATCGGGCTTTTAGAGGTTTCTGTGGTGGTTATGTCGCCCGGCCCCTTTTTAGAGGTCATGGCCTGTTCTTTATCACCTTTTTTACCGGAATACAAGACCCCCTGTGCCTCTCCCATCCGGTCAATCCGCCCCTCTCTCACATTCTTAACCGTGTCCGTCAAAACCGACCGTATTTCACCGTCAGTCAGGTTCAAGTTAGGAACAAACTTTCTCAACCATTTTCTAAATATCCGAACCAAATCATCCCAAAACGACTTGCCAAGGTTTCCGGCCTCGATCTTTCGGGCGCACCATTCGTCTGCGGCCACCCGGACCGCGTTTTGATCTTTGAAGTTTAACTTGGGATCATGCTTTAGAAGTTCATCCTTTTTAGCCTTGGAAATGCCGTCCAGAAAGCCGTCCAGCTCCGGTCCCAATAAAAGCCTTATTCCCCTATGGCCTTCGCCTTCATGCTTAAAAACGGGCAATACGCGGCCTTTTGATAGATTGTTACCAATAAACCAAACCGTATCAGTAAGCTTGTCATAGAATCCCTCGATTTTCTTGTTACTTTTCTTGGAAAACGCTACAACCTGTTTTCGTATCCGGCCGGAAAGTTGTTCCTCTGATTGAGCAAACTTGACCGTTGGAAATTGGGTCATGTTTTGCATGTATGGCAGAATGATATCCCATACCTGGTCTTCGGTGGTTTTGTTTTTGGGTTCGGCTGTGGAGTAAAGGGGTTCTTTCTCGCCTTCTGCCAGCTTGGGTTTGGCTTCAATACCCTCTTGCTTTAATATTTCCTTTTTAACATCCTCGGAAACTTTTTCATTTAAAAGCCAGTTGGTAAAATGGTTAGAATCATATACTTTTGCCTCTCTAACCTTTTCGTTAATATCTGCAATATCAGAAGGTTTTAATTTCTCAACAGGCTTGCCTATGAGTTTTTTGTATTTGTTAATCTCGGCTCCATAATTAATACGCCCTTCGGTAGATGGCCTGAATTTTTCATTTCTTACAGCAGCAGGGAATTGAGATTTCACACGCTTTTTAAAATCAATCAAACTATCTGCGGCAATATCAAATTCACCATCACCGGGAACTTCAAATTTGTAGAATTGAGACCCAAGACTCCCCATATACTTTTCTGTTTCAAATTGTTTTCGTATCTGTGCAACACTTCCTTTAAGATTATTCCCTTTAATATGATTATCAACTGCCGTATCAATCGCCTTATCAATCTCAGCCAAAAGATATTTCTTCTGCTCTTTCGGTGTCAGGTCTTCAGCCTTTGACTCAAGCATTTCAACGGATACGGTCTTGTCTTCCTTGCCGGTAATTTTGATTTCTTCTTTGGGTTTCTTAGCTTCCCCCGGCCACTCAACAACAGACTTCCTGTCAACCTTAACTTTCTTCCCCGGCTTGACATTCCCTTGTGCATCCCTGCCAGCGGTCAGGGTAACTTCAACCTTGCCCTTGTGTTTACCACTCTTGATTTCCCTTGCGGCTATGATGGGTTTTTGAGCGTTCTTTACCCATGCTGTGCCTATGGGTTCTTTCTCTTCCTTCCCCTCGGGAGCTACCTTTGTCCCTTCGGGGGAGGGAGGGGGCTTTAAATCAGGATACTCGGCAAGAACTTCTTTGGGTACGGGTTTGCCTTCGTTAATGGCGTGCTTGACAAACCTTTCGTGAGAACCACCTGTCAAATAGTCTTTAGGTAATATACCACTATCAATCTTTTCTTGAATCTCTGCTTTTGTCTGTTGCCATCCAATATCCTTAGAAGGAATTTTACCCTCTAATTTGGCTTTACGAATAGACGCTTCATGCTCCATTGAAACAATATCTTCTGCTTTCTTTTGCAAAGCAGATGTCTTTGTTATTGGAGAAGTTTTTTTGACGGATCTTAGAACCTCTGGAAGTCTTTCTTTTCCATATTCGCTCCTTGTCATCTCCCAAGGCTCTTTCGCCTTACCCTCGCCCTCTTCAGCAATAACGGGCTTTTCAGCCTCCGCCTCAGCATACTTACCCAACAACTCTTCAGGTACGGCCTTACCCTCTGCCTTTGCGTCACGGAGCAATTCCCTGTGGGCATCCTTCCCATGGGTTTCCTGATAGAACTTGGCAATGTCCTGTGGCGAATATTTATTTATCTCACCCAAGGCCAGAGGAGTTTTCGCTTTATCCTCTCCGGGCAACTCTTTCCCGGTCGCCTTGTGGATTTTACCGCCCTCGGCAAACTTTTCAAACTCATCGATGTTCATTTCCCATGGGGGGTTGGTGGGTTCGGTGGATTCCGGGGTCAGTTTGATTTCGTGCATCTTTCCATCTTTAGAAGATAGGAAGATACTATCAATAACCGTTTCTTGGCCTTCAAGAGACTTATCGCCTATATATTTTTTACCCTCACCTTTTTTTACATAGGCAATAGTGGCATGGGGTTTGTAATCTTTAAAGGTTTCGCCCGGAAGATCTACCGTTTCGCCAACTTTCTTATTGGCCTTCTCTAAATCAGGGCTTTCAATATCGACCTTAACGACGTCGTAATTGTCGGTTTCAAAAATAGAGACCTTGCCGAACTTTACTTTTACCGGCCCCAAGTCTTTAAATGCGGGTTCAATATCTTTAGGATTTGTTGTTTCGAGTCCATAACGAACGGTAATGTGTGGTGCATCCTCACGACCGTAATCATTATTATCTGGTTCGGTATAAAGTTCTTCTTCGGGTATTTTTTGAGCAAGATCCTTAATGGGTTTTGCAGATTCTTCAGGAAGATTAACTTGCGTATTGCTGTAATCGTGTACGGTCTTCTCAGGCCCAATCAACCCGTTCTTCCTAAGAAATTCACCCGTTCCCGGCTTGAGCATGTCTCGCATGGCTTTGTCTTCTGCTGAAAGTTCGGGCTTGGTGGCTTTGGGTTTTATCCCTTCATATTTGTTAGCCATATCTACGGCAAACGATTCCACAGCTTTTGGTGTAACAGGAATTAATGATAACGATTCCATTTTTTCAACAGGAAGTGGCGTGTCTCTGTATAAAACACCAACCCTTCCAGACTTATCAGCAGATACTTTTCCTTTGACACCAACGCCTGTAAGCGGTCTTAACGGTGAAACATAGGCATATGGAGCCTTTTGCAATTCGTCTTTATGTGGATGTTCAAATGTCGCTTCTTCCCATGACTCAACTGCGTTTGGAGTATTTTTTGCAAGCCTTGAAACAGGATTGTCAAGCTCTTTGTAATTATCTTTAATTGCTTCAGAAAGGGTGTTATGCTCTTCGTGTCCAGCAGGTTCCCCCTCTTCTGTAAATCTTGTTGTTTGAAACTTACCCTTTGTACGGGCAGACCGAGTGACGACCTCGCCATTGTTTAATCTTACAGAAATTGGCTTTTCAGCCTCCACCGATTCATCAGCCGCCGTTCCTTCGACTTTCTCAGGTTTTGCGACTTCTGGTACGGGTTCAGTCTCCAGCTCGACTACGGGCGTCTCAGGAGTTATTTCTTCCGGTGTTTGAAGTACTCCACCTGTTTCAACCTCTTCACCGCCTGTTTCCGGCTTTGGTATGGCCCCCCCAGGTTCTTCCCCTTTTCCGACTTCACCCACCAATTGTTTCCCTTCTTCACGATCACCTTCGGCCTCCTTTTCAAATCCCTTCTCTATCGGCGGAGCTTCCCCGTAAACCTCATCCGGTTCCGGCAACATCTTATCCAATGCCGCTTTCTTCTTCGCAAGAGTTTCCGCCGCATGTTCCATGCCCCGTGTTTTTGCGGTCTGTTCAAGGTTTTTTACCTGTTTGGCCAGTTCAGAGACAACCGACCCTTCCTCTTTCAAGCCTTCCTGAATGATAGCCGCCATTTGATTGCCGTCGGTTATGGAATCGGGAATGGCAATATCGTTATGAACGGCAAAGGGTCTGAGTTCAATGGGGTCCGCATCGTTGAACATTTGCTGTACGCCAGTACCGCGAATAAGCGCCTGGTTCACTTCGTCAAGGCCAAGACCTACGCTTCTGCCTAACTCATGCGCCTGAACATCGTTTATTTCCCCTATGGCAACGGCAAGGGATATATGGTTTCTGATATCGTCCTGTTTCTCGGTGTGAATCTCCTGCTTGATTTCCTGTTCTTTAACCTCAATGTTTTCCGGTGTTGCTCCGCCGGGTTCCTGGTCGGCACGATTAACAGCGGTTGCCCGTATCAGGTCAGGATCGTCAATATCGATATTTTCTTTATTCTTTATGGCCTCAGTAGCGTTAATCCGCCACACTTTAGCAAGGTCCTTGTCAACCTGGCCGAGGATTTCACCAACTTCATTAGCCGCCTGCATACGTTTCTTTGGATCTATAGCACCATTCTCGATCTTTCTTCTGATTGAAACCTGGTGTAAACGTGTGGCACCGGTTCCGATCCCGGCAAAGATTACAGACGCGACAAACGCCGGACCCATGGCCTGTTTCGCTCCCTCCCAAAAGGTAGCGTCTCCGAGACCGATCTTTTTATATTGCTCTGCCTGGACACCGGCGGTCAGCATTTCCATTGAAGTTTCAGAGGCAAGAACCGCACCAGATCTTGCAAGGGCTTCCTTGACTCCCATTTTAAACACTTGGCGAATTCCCGACTTTAATCCTTCTTTTGCCGGGGCGGTCAATGGTTTGGCAACCTTTAGCAATCCACCGGTTATCAGGTCGGAAGCGAATTCAAAACCACCTTCAGCCAATCCCGACCAAATAGCCGCCGGTTCGCTTTCCGCCCGGTCAATGCCCTGCTCATCGGCAAGCTGTATGACATTTTCGTACTCGGCAAGACCAAACGTAAGACCCCCGGACATGGCAAAACCGATCAATGCGCCCATGGGTGCGGTAACCGGGGACGCCGGGCCAAACAATGAACCGATTCCAAAACCGGCTACGGCACCCGGAGCGCCGGAACTTATGGACATGGCCGCCGCCTCAACGCCCTGGGAGATAATACCGGGTTTTTCTTTGGCTCTTAAAATAGAATGTTCGGACCTGAATTGTTCAAGGCCTTCTTTCCCAGCCCTGGCCATTTCTCCAATAGGCCCAACCTCTTGTTCCTTTTCATAACCAAGGGCTTTTCTGGCTATTCTTTCGGTGGCCCCCACCGTATCCAGAAACAAACTCGGCATTTCAACGGCAACACCGCGAACGATCCCGGAAACAATGTCACCGGGCAAGCCTCGTTGTTCTACCTCTTCGCCCGCCGATATCTCTTTATCCCACGAATCGAAGTCCATCCCAGTTGATTTCTGTGGCTTTTGTTCAGCTATCTCTTTGTCCCAAGCGTCAAAATCTATTTTTCCAGCTTCAATTCCCATATTAATAGCCGTATAGCCTTTTTATTGCAGATCTATATTGAGGGTTTTCCATGTAAAATTTCTTCATTTTTTCGGGATTGTTTCTAATCTTTTCAATGGCGGCCTTGGCCTCCGGAGGAAGTTCTGCATCGCCATACCCCGGCGCTACCTGGCCGGTATATTCGTTGTACGGAACCTGTGTTTTATTGCCCTCTATGTCTTCAGTCGTTAACGTGCCGCCAAATTGTTTCAGGGGTACCGTTGTTGTCTTGTCGCGTGTGGCATCAGCCGCAATCCTCGTACTTTCGATATCCGCATTAGCCCCAATATTTGCAACCCGTTCCGCATATTTCCCCCGAATATTGGCAAGTTTCTGTTCACCGCGCCGAGCCAGCTCACTTCCGATTCTTCCGGTTTCGGGGTCAAGGGTTCCAGCTTTTTCGGCAAATGCCTTCATTGCTATATTTCTTTCTCCCTGATTCCTTGCATTATAAAGTGGCTCCCAAGCCTTAACCCTCGGTCCGGGAATAAACGTTCCCGCGTCATTATAATACCCCTCTGGCATGATAGCGTTTTTGTCATAGTTCATATTCGGTTGACCGCCCACGGTCTTTTCCCATGCGTTGCTTGAATATGCTTTGCCCTGTGGTATCCAGTCGGACGATTCAAGGATTTCTCCGGTTCGAGGATCTTTAACATCACCGCCGCCGATTCGCCGTTGTATGTTTTCCCTGGCACGGGTGAAAATTAAAGACCTCGGAACGGTATCCCTTGCGTTAAAAGATGGTGTTGCGTTTGGGTTCAGCAATGGCCGTCCACCCCTGAACGTGTTGGATTCCGTTATATTTTTGGCATATCCTTTTGATGGGGTCTCGTATGCCGATGGATCGACGGTGTTCCGTTTATTGATAGGTTGCCTTGCTTTTTTTGTAGCCACAACCGACGGAGCCGACGCCGCGCCAGCTTCTAGGGGTTTGGCAATGGCTGGCTTTTTCTTCGTTGCCCGTTCCATTAAGGATGTCTTTGCGGGTTCGCGCTCTCCCCTTTGCTCAAATTTTTGCATTTGCGTCTTTGGGTTGAATTGATCTTTAATCTTTTCCCAATCGTCTGTCTCGCCCCTGTTTTCATATGCGGTTTTTATTCGATCAAATATTCCAGCCATTTTATATTCTCCCTTTAATCCTCACATCCTTCACCGGTGGCTTCCTCGCTATAGTGGTGGGTTTCGGTGCATCTTTTTTCTTTTACGCCCTTTGTCAAATCGCTTGAAAATGACTCGCTGTAGTTTTCTGACGATCCAACACGGACACCATAAGATCGTGTATCACCCCGACTTTCGCCAAACCCAAGATGAGCCGACGCTGATACACTGGACATGGCGCTGGATGCCAGTTGCGCGGATACCCTGGCAAGAGACTGAAGATTGTTGGACTGTATTTCGGCCTCGGCAATCGCCGCTTTTAACTGTACATCAGCATCCTTAATCTGTAGCTCAACCTGTGCTTTTGTTTCTTCAATTCTTCCAAGATATGAACGAACCAGGGCATCAATTTCTGTAGCATATCGTTTGGTATCGGCTTCATAAAGAGATACACGGTATCCCATTTCTTTTGATTCGATTTCTCCCTGGGCAATTGATCGTTGAATGTCCGCGCGATATTTCTCAATGTTGGCCTTATAGGTTTCCACCTCACCCTTATTCTTTTCAACCTCGACCTGAACCTTTGCTAACTCAACATCGGCCTTTGCCTTATATCCTCTGACTTCTGCCTCGTATGCCTGGGCCTGGGCAAGGTACATTTTAACCTTTTCCGCTTCCCCGGCAACTTCGGCCTGATATGCGTTATACCTTGCGGTCAAGGCCCCTATCTCTGCGGAGTACGCTTCTACCTGGGCTTTAAATATTTCGACCTTTTCCCGGTTGATTTTGGCCTCGATGTTAGCACCCTCCATTTCGGCACGATATAGGTCAATGATATTCTGAATACCGGCAAGTTGGGCTTTATACAGATCAATCAACCTGGCCTCGGCATCCACCCCCACACGAATACCGTCTATGGTTGCTTTGTAAAATTCGGGTTTCAATCCTTCTGTCCGGGCTTTAGTCTCAAATATCTTTGCCTGTGTCTCGTATTTATCAAGTTTTAATTTCTGCGAATCAAGCTCGGCCTGATAACCTGCAATCTCGGCCTTGTAAAACTCCGGTTTTGCCAGCTCACCTTTTACTATTGAATCGAATATGGACGCTCTGATCTTGTCCCGTTCCAGTTGAGCAACATAATAATCAAGATTCAACCGCTTTCCGTCGATTTCAGTCTTGTAAAATTCAGGCTTTATTAATTCAGTCTTCGCTATTGTATCGAATATGGAAGCATCGGCTTTGTACCCCTCAACTTCGCCAAGAAATACATCGACTACGGCCTTTGTACCTTCGATTTGACTTCGGTAAAAATCAGCTTTTAATCCCTCGGCCTTGGCTTTGGTTTCAAAAACATTCGCTTGGGTTTCGTATTTAGCAAGTTTAAGTTTTTCGGCGTCAACTTCGGCCTGAAGTCCTTCAATTTCGGCTTTGTAAAACTCGGGTTTAATTGATTCTCCTTTAATTATTGAGTCAAACACAATTGCCCTTATTTTGTCCCGTTCAAGCTGTGCGGTGTAAAGATCGAGATTTAACCGTTTACCTTCAATTTCTGTTTTGTAAAACTCTGTTTTTATCAGTTCGGTTTTTGCCAGTGTGTCATATATGGATGCGTCGGCCTTGTACCCTTCGATCTCGCCCAAGAATACATCAACAACCGCTTTCGTTCCTTCAATCTGACTTCGGTAAAAATCAGCTTTTAATCCCTCGGCCTTGGCTTTGGTTTCAAAAACGCTTGCCTGGGTTTCATATTTGGCGAGTTTAAGTTTTTCAGCATCGACCTCCGCTTGCATACCGGCTATTTCTGCCTTATAGAATTCTGGTTTTATTGATTCACCCTTGACTATCGAATCGAATATAATTGCCCTGATTTTATCCCGTTCCAGTTGTGCGGTATAAAGGTCAAGGTTTAATCTTTTGCCCTCGATTTCGGTTTTATAAAACTCTGTTTTTATCAGTTCATTTTTTGCTAAAGTATCATAAACGGATGCTTCGGTTTTATACCCCTCCATTTCCCCAAGGAATACATCAACGGTTGCTTTTGCGCCCTCGATCTGACTTCGATAAAATTCTGGCTTTATTCCCTCTGCTTTTACAAGGGTTTCAAATACGTTCGCCTGTGTCTCATACTTTGCGAGTTTTAATTTTTCTGCATCGACTTCCGCCTGCATACCAGCGACTTCAGCTTTATAAAACTCGGGCTTTATCATTTCGCCTTTGACAACAGAATCAAATACCGAAGCCCGAACCTTGTCTCTTTCTAATTGTGCAATGTAAAGATCAAGAATTAAACGCTTGCCGTCTATTTCAGCTTTGAAGAATTCAGGCTTTACAAGCTCGGTCTTTGCGATGGTTTCATAAACAGAAGCGTCCGCCTTATATCCTTCCATTTCCCCAAGGAATACCTCAACCACGGCCTTTATGCCCTCGATCTGGCTTTTATAGAAATCGGCTTTAGCAACTTCGGCACGAATCCTCGACTCAAATACATCGGCCTGAACTTTGTACCCTTCCATCCGGGCCTTGTACGCTTCAACCTTTCCCAAATAAACCTTAATAGCATAATCCACTACGGCCTTGGCCGCCTCAAACGCTCTTTGCTGATAGGTATTGGTGTCGTCTATCATCATTTTTTCGTGATTAAGACAGGACTGTATAATGAAATGGGTATTTTCCTGTGCCAACTTGGATTGCTGAATTAAAATATCATTGTTAAGATCGGTGTTTCGGCGGTCAATTTTGTTTCTGACGTCAATCACCGCACCTACAAGAGCGCCCGGTGGCAATTCCCATCCTTTTGAAGCCCAAAAGTTTTTCGCTTCTTCAAATGCAATTTCATTTTCTTCTGTCTGTCTGGCAGTTGCCCGATCCCATATAGCCTGTTCGGTGTCAGCATCAAGACCGGTTCCCCCGGCTCGGATATCCGTTAAAAGTTTGCTGGTTAATTCGTTTAAAAGATCGCTGTCATACCGGGTTTCATTGTAATAAAACATGGGTTCCGGCGGTGTTAAATCCGTGACCGGAAGATCACCGTCAAACGATGGAACATTAAACTCCGGCGGTGAAGGTATGCTCAATGCGTCCATTACCGGCCTAACTCCGCTAAATGTCGGCAGGTTTAACTCCGGCGCACCCGGAACTGAAATATCCGGTGTTTCGGGAGATGTAAGCACAAGATCCGGTATATTTGCTTCAGGAGCAATAGGCGCAGAAAAATCTCCTATGTCTGGTTCAACCCCTTCAAAGGATGGAATGTTCAAGGTTGGCGGGGTTGGTATGCTTAGTGTATCCATTATCGGTTTAACACCATCAAATTCCTGAAGGTCGAGTTCCGGCGGCGAAGGAATATCAATGTCTGGTGTTTCGGGTGCCGTTAATGAAAGATCGGGGATACTTGCTTCCGGTGCTACTGGCGCAGAGAAGTCTTCTATATCTGGTTCAACTCCTTCAAAATTAGGCATATTATATTCCGGCGGTGAAGGAATCGTTAATGTATCCATCACCGGTTTAATGCCATCAAATTCCGAAAGATCAAACGTGGGCGGCGAAGGAATATCAACATCCGGTGTCTCTGGCGAAATAAGTTCAAGATCCGGTATGCTTGCTTCCGGTGCTATCGGTGCTGAAAAATCGCTTATATCCGGCTCGACACCCTCAAAGTTAGGCATATCGTATTCGGGGGGAGATGGGATTGTCAGTGTGTCCATAATCGGCCTGACACCTTCAAATGCCGGAAGATCAAGCTCGGGAGGACTCGGAACATCTATATCGGGTGTTTCCGGTGAAATAAGTTCAAGATCCGGAAGACTGACTGACGGTGCTATCGGTGCCTCACCATAGTCTATCTCGGGTTCAACGCCTTCAAATGTCGGCATGTTGAGTTCAGGAACAGACGGTATGCTTACCCCTGACATAACCGGCGCCGCCGGACTTGTGTAGCTTGGCTTTGCGGGTATGGTTACATCTGATAACGGTTGCGCTTCGTCTAAAAGTTCCGGCCAGGTTACGCTCGGCGTGTCTGGAATATTAAAGTTAGGATCTATCGGAACAAAATTAGGTACATCTCCGATGTCGGTTTCAACGTCTTCCATTTCCGGGGCAACCGCATCCAGTGTCGGGATAAAAATATCTATCGGACTGATTTCGGGAAGTGTGGGTTCGTTTGCATTAATGGCGTCTAATCCGGTTGTCGGAATATCGTCCATTTCAACAGCGGTCCACGGCATATAAAAACTAAACCCGGCAATTTGAGCCAAATATGTTAACGCCCTGTCCCATGACTCAGTGCCGTAAATTTCAGCTATTTCAAATCGCTCCGAAACCAATGTTCCGGCACTTGAAACCGCCGCCGGAGGTGTTAAGTCGTTTGCGCTTCCCATTGGTCCTATTGACATTTTTGGCTCCTATATTTCATACTCGCATTTTTTTGTTGTTATCTTGATTTTTTCATCATCTTCAGTTACTTGAAACAATCTAAAAGTTCCACGAGCATATACTGGCCCACTATTGGGAGCTACTAAGTTTGGAATTTCATGAGTATAGTATTCTGGGGGACCACTATATTGTAAATTGTCAAACATTACAGGCTCGCTTAATTCTAATGAAGACGATTTATAGATATGGTATATCCATCTATTAATCCCAAGGTCTTCATCCTGTGGCCTATTATGTATCGCTAAAAGCACCCAAAAGTTATCCCCAGTTTTATCAAGTTCAAAGTAACGAATATACATATCTTGAACATGCCACTCCCAGTTACCATCCCACGCATCTTCAATTGGCAAACTTTCCTTCCATAAAACCTTATCTCCATTAATGGCTATCCAGTACTTATAAATATTCAAATTAATACTACTCGACTCTGTTGTCTGATACCAATCCCAGTATTCTGGATAATCCGCTTGTGGATATGGAAGTGGTGTTATATACGGCTGATACCCATAGTCAGGCATATGATGAAAAGTGGTTTCTACGCTATAATCATTTGTCCATAAACGCTCAAGAAAGAAACAGGAATACTTATTTATATCATAAGCGTTAGCCCAATAACTATTCCACGATAAGTATGTTTCAGACTTAGTTCCATACGCAATACCAGAATGTTCAAAGGATATGCTAACATGATCTTGTGCTATTGCATCGCCCCAAGCATGAGCTTCTGGATGAGTTAATGTGCCGTTAGGTGGACATCCAGGCTCAACCGTCTCGGCATACCAGTGCATATGTAAAGCTTTATGTTCTGCAAACCTATCGTCCCAATCGGCCCCAACACCAAAGCAGTTGGCTAACCAGTGTACCATTGGAATATAATCTGTTCTATTTTCTTGTTGATCGACAGAATAACCATCAAAGTAAGTCGTTGAAATGGGATCATCAGCGCCAGTAAATACAAGGTAGGACGTAAAAGAGTCATTAAGCGTATAAATTCCAGACATATCTCGCAAAGACCTGCAAACATCACCACAAGAGCAATGATCTAAATCTTCGCCATATGCATCTTGGTTTTGGAAAACAATGCTTAGTAAATAATCACCTCCAGCCCATTCACCAACCTGAGTAATAACTTCTTCCGGGTAAGCAAAACCTTCTATATCCCACATCTCTCTGAAGACTTCTTCAAACGTAGAAGCTATTTCAAAAAGATTAACCCTAATATCTCCGCCATAGATACCAGATACGGGATAGCCAGTATAAACATCTTTATTTTCAAGAATTCCTTCGTATGGCTTATCGTCAGGATCTACATCCCAATATCTTGACCACATATCTTTCCAAGATGGAAAGTAGAATGGATCTACTGTAACACCAGCTTCTCTTGCTATTGCCAGTGCAACACCATCTTCATCAGGTGGTATGACATTATCAGTTACTATAAGCGTGTAGGGAGCATTCCAAGTTCCAGGAGAACAAATAACATATCCTATCTGATTCCAGTCGCTATCATAAGCCTCAAATGCAGGAGTAAGATAAACATTTAAGTCTTTCTTTTCTTTTTTTTCTTCGAGGACAACCTTACGTTTAATTTTTTCCCCAAAAGTCGGCACATCAATATAAACCGAATCAATCCCAAACTGGCTATCAATCTTATACGCCTTGGGTTTGTTCATCCAGATATGATCAATATCGTTTATGTTTCTATCCTTCATCCCCCGAAGGTCATTCCGGGCCTGAACCATCAGTTTTTTGACATACGGGTCCGACAAATCGCCGTTAATAAAATAACGGATTCCGTACATGTTGACTTGTTTCGGCCCTTCGGTCATTATCTATTCCCCAAAAACATTACAATTGCATCCATGGCGTCCACGCTGAAATCACATCCCTTTGTGTTCTCTATCCGTGGCCGCCAATAAACGCCTCTCAAATCATTACGACCATCAACCCTATGGTATCGGTGTTGAAGTTGCCCGGTCTTTCTTGCCGGGACTAAATAGGTTTGTTCCTGATCATCATCGACCTTTAATTTTAATTTCAAATCCCCGGAAGTTTCACCGCTGACATAGGCAAATCTAACCTTTTTAGTCTCAGGCATCCCCCAGTCTGTTGTAGCCAATTCAAAAAAAGCGTCGATATCCGTTCCATCGTCGTCATCGGCATCGAACAGGGAATAAATACCATCTTCGTTTGCAGCAATCGGAACACCGTTAAACATGATCATGCTGTTAAAATTAAAGTTTGACCACTGATACAAAGCGTTTATTTTTGCGTTCAGGGCAATGGTAAGTCTTTCAGTTGCCATAATTACCTCGTATGCCTTAAAATATAATCCGCAAATCTGCTAAGATAAGAAATAGTTCCGCTTTCTCCTCCGGTTCCCCCGGTCCGGGTGTCGCCCATCACCAAAGCCGGGAGTGTCGCGTCAAGATCTCCGATTTCTTCAGAAAGAATAGACGCTTCGATTGTCAGGTTTGAAAGTGTTGCGTCAAGAGTTCCGACTTCGCCCGAGTAACCACTGGCCTCAAGGCCTAAGATCGGAAGATTTTCGTCAAGACTGATTGTATCAAGGTCACAATGGCCGGCGCCTTCTATCCTCAAACCTGGAAGGTCGGTATCCAAACTTCCGGTAACTTCTCTTCTAAGTTCGGCTTCGATCTTTAAGTCTGATAATGTTGCATCAAGGGTTAATGTTCTTGGGCCGTATGCTGTAGAAGATAATTTTAAGTTTGGTAAATCACTTTCAAGGCTTATTTCAGGAGTACAATGCGCTGTTGATTCTATTCGCAACCCCGGAAGAATGGTATCAAGATTTCCCGAAACTTCACGTTTGAGTTCAGCCTCAATTTTTAAATCCGATAACGTGGCGTCAAGAACTAAGGTTCTCGGACCATAGGCTGTAGAAGAAAGTTTTAAATTCGGTAAATCATTTTCAAGACTGATCTCAGGCGTACAATGAGCTGTTCCCTCTATTCGTAATCCCGGAAGATCGGTGTCTAATTCTCCCGAAACCTCCCGTTTAAGTTCAGCTTCTATTTTTAGATCTGAAAGTGTCGCATCAAGATTTAAAGTTCTCGGACCATAAAGCGTTGAAGAAAGTTTAAGAGCCGGAAGGTCGCTTTCAAGACTGATTTCAGGTGTACAATGGGCTGTTGATTCTATCCGCAGGCCAGGAAGATTGTCATCCAACTCCCCGGCAACTTCTCTTTTCAGTTCAGCATTGACCTTTAAATCTGGAAGTGTTGCATCGAGTATTAAAGTCCGTGGTCCATAAAGTGTTGAAGATATTTTTAAATTTGAAAGATCAGCATTCAGGTTCAACCGACAATCCAAAGACATTTCCCCATCGAATGTAGGAAATGTCAAATCCATATCCAAAACACCGGTTGTCGGTGTCGATCCTTCAGCCTCGATTATCAATGCAGGGATCTTGGCGTCAAGGGTGGCGTAAGACCCTGAAGCGGTAGCCTCGATCTGAAGATCAGGCAGTGTTAATATTCCGCATCTGGATCCGGCATAAGCCGTACAATCTAAGTCGGGAAGTGTTTCATCCAGGTTTCCAACCTGCCCGGCGGTCCCGGTTGCGGAAATTTCCAGGTCCGGCAATGTGTTATCTGCCTGAGCCCCGGTATATCCGGTGCATTGAAGATCTGGAAGATTGGCGTCTAAATCCGCACGTTCCCCTGTCTGACCTTCGCAACGCATATCTGGAAGATAAACAGGTTCATAATAACCCAATTCGCCATTATCCCCTGTTCGCCCCGTGCATTGAAGGTCTGACAACACTCCATCGTCAAGATCGATAAAGCCGATTTTCCCGAAACCGGTTAATTGAACATCCGGCAAGTCATCAACAACATAATTCCACTCGACTTCGCCGGTTGATTCCATGTCCGAAAGAGCATCGAACGTTCTCCACTGATCCACACCCCCGGTAAAAGAGGTCGGACCTTCTGCACCAGTTAATGGAGTTGCACCGGTGCCGGAAGCACTTGCACTGACATTTGCCAAAGCCTCAATCGCTGCGGTAATAAGCGTAGCTGTATTTTTGGTATCGTCAGGATCGCCGGCCCCATCGGTTCCCAGGGTAACGGTAACGGCCTTAGCTAAAATAGCCGCTGACATTGCCTGATCTACACCGACACCGGCCACAACCTCAATGGTATAATTATTCCCGTCAGTTCCGGCGGTATCAACGGTTGTTGTAACTACACCGTTATCACCGGCCCCGATATCGGCGGTCGCGGAAATGGCGTTCGACTGATGCGCATGGTTAATATTGGCATCAGACTTCAGGTTAGATAAATCGTCGTCTAATTCAAATACATTTCCGATACTGACAACTAAATGTCTCCGGGTTTCATAAGTCGCATCTGCCGAAAATGAGGATGAATCAGCATAGTCACCATAATCCCGATAAGTGACGATATCGGCCTCATCCCCGGTTGCCACTTCCACATACGGCATATAGGAATGAGACGCCCCAAATTCCATAGAAATGATAAGACCCTTGGTAGGGTCTATATCATATTCCACATAATCCGAGTACTTTACGGCGCTATTGTAGGTAACAGCGGCAACACCGCTAAACAAAACAGCAGTAGGAGTTCCGTCAAAGGCGGAATCCGCTGTTGCTCCCGATGATTGACCGACATATACTGCGTCAATATAAACGTTTTGAGTTGAATAATACCCAAAACCAATTCGAAATTTACTACACTCGGTTAAAAGGGCCGGGGGTATCCATACCCGAAACGTATAATCGTCGTCGTAATAATACGCATCGAAAACACTGTTATCATATGGCCCAAATACAAGCTGCCCCATAACTTAACCCCTTTCGTTTGAAAAAGATTAAGATTAGGAACCGTACTGCAACGGCAATGTCAGCGTAAACGTATCAATGGTGTAAGTGGCATCGTCCACAATGGTTGTACTGGACATATTCAGGTTTGCACCGCTTGTTCCGATACTTCCATCAATTCTCGGCAATGTGGTACTAAGGGCTCCGGCATCTGTCGCATTGGCACAAAGCCTGAACCATCCGGCTGTACCACCGCCACCAATACCAACCCCGGACCATGTTTGATCCGCGCATTTCGATAAAGTTCCGGCTGAATAATCGCCAAATTCAAGGCCGTTGGCCTCGGCACCGGCAACCCACGCACCGGAAGAATCGGTAATTTTTACAACATTCGTACCCGAAGCGGCGGTGTCAGCCGTAGCAGGCTGGGAACCGGTATAGATATACAGAATACCATTCCTGAAAATGTCTTTCAGGCATCCACCCTTGGCGGCACAAATAACGCCTGCGGCGGCAAGTGCTTCGTCCGTATTAATAACCGCACCATCGAAAGTCAATGTCAGCGCAGCCACAGTTTTGATCCGAAGGTCGGTAAGTGCTGTATCATTGGCGGCTGTAGTACACCCTGTTACTTTGATTATATCCCCAGCTACAAATCCGTCAGTGATCCAACTGCCTGCATCCCTGGTAATGGTGTCATCACCACCAGTAATATTCAATTCGATTGACGCATCACTTCCTGTGGTAATTGCGGTCACCGTTGCCTGCCCGCCAAGCATTAAATTTCTCAATCCTGTTGAAAGTCGTAAAGCCATTTTGTTCTCCTTTCAAATAAAAAGCCCGAATGAGAAATACATCTCAATCGGGCCGTTTGGGGTCCTCTTAAAGAGGATCAAAAAGTATCCGTTATAATATTTTGTTTATGGGTCCATAATTCCGATATATCTGTGATCGTACATAAAACCGCATCCGGTTAAAGCGGTTGGCAAATCAACCTTATGCTCGGTTAAATTAACGAACTCGCCGCCAGGACCACCAAAGCAAACACCTTCTTTGGACAGCCACAACAGGCAGGCACTTCCGCCCTTGTCTAAAATCATGGCGTTTCCGTCCTTGGTAAAAATTAGGCGACCGATAATTTTAACCTCAGTCCACTTGATCGCCGGGTAATCGGCAATTTTTGTGATATCCAAAGCTTTGGCGTCGTTTCCGGATAAAAACAAGGTCTCTTTATCGGTGCTAACATAAATACCGTCCTTAACCGCTTTAAACATCACGACTTCACGGTCGAACGGAAGATAGCTTTTGCGCTCAAATGTCGAAATGTCAAACAGTTCGCTATACGGCACGATCTTGCCCTGAACAACAAACATACGCCCGGCATAATACTCGAGGTCAGTGCCTATAGGAGGATCGGTAAACGCTTTTGTGGTAACAGGACCGTAATAAGTCGGCATATTCCAGCCGTAGCTTGTGCCTTCAAAGACATATCCGCGCTCAAACCCATTACAGTAATAAACGATATCATCCACCTGTCGGCATCTGAGCCGTGCATTAGGCGTAACATTCCGGATTGCGGTATAGCTGTAATCCTTATTCAGCACACAAAGCGCGTCGCCATGGACAAAAAGACAATCCCTGCCCTCACAAAACAAACTGTGGCATCCAGACAAATCAACCTGCTGCGTAAATCCCTTGCGTCTTGATATCCTTCCGTCGTCGCTGATATCAATATTCTCGCAAGCAGCAAGTTCCTGAACGCCTGTCTTGGTGTTATATTGAATCCTTGCCGGATCTTCTTGGGTGTTTAGCCCTGTGGACCCGGTAAAGAGTCTAATCTTTTTGGCCATTAACCATCTTCCTTGACATCCGTGAGTGCAGTTCAATGTTATCGATCTGTCGATTCTTAACCGTTAAAGAAATATGGATCTCTCCATCGTTAATCATTTGAAGCTGATTAAAAAGGTAGAAGGACACGACCTGATTGAACTTGGAAACACTATTTTTAACGGTTTCCATCGCCGCTTTTTGCTCCGGGGTTAATTCCGGCATCTTGGGTTTTTCTTCGTCAGTCATATAAAATCCTCTTCGTTATAATCGTAATAATCCGGTTTGGCATCTCTCGGACCTACAAACATCTTCAGTTCGGCAAGCGCCTGGGCAAACAACCTTTGGTATTTATCCGTTTCAGGGGTCTTTCCGTCTTCGTCTTCTTTCTCCGAAAAAATATCCCAACAGGCGAAATTAACCAAAAGGTCTTCCTGTAAGTCTTCTGGAATACCGTCCGGCTCATCGTCTGAATTGGCGGTCATGGCCACCGGGCGCCTGAAAAAATGAAGCGTCAACGTGTCCGCATCCGACGGGATCGGCTGAAAATACAACCGGCTTGCGCGAACGCACACCTGTTGAACGTCTCCCGCATCATCGAGGGTCGGCCACTTGCCCAAGAATTTGATCCACGATTCTTCGATGTAAACCTCATTGTCTTGGCTGGCGCTCGAAACAAAGAAAAGGCTTTTGTCTTTCTTGTGGAAGACATTACCCTCATCAGACGGCAGGGAAACATACGGGTCTGTACTCGTTTCAACCGTGTCAGACGATTTAAGGTCGGGAAGATCAACCAGGTTGGCGATCCTCCCGACGCCTTTGTTGAGCTTGTCAAGAATCCTCTTGGGCGTAAAGGACGCATCGTGGATCTTTTCCTTGACACGTTCTATTAATTCACGGCTTTTCATCAGGGCACTCTACACTTTGGATCAAGTTCGAGGATCATGTTGAATACCGCAATGGCCGCACAATCCGAAGTCGTAAACAAGAGAATGTCGCCCTCTTCACAAACTGTATTCCCGTTTGTGGCGTCCGGCGTCCATGATACATGCGCTGTGTTGGCCGCAATATCATTGCCAAAAAGCAATACTCCCAAGGTCACGGATTGAGTGTTATTGGTAAGCGTTACGGTTTCGTCGTCGCCGGGATCAGCGTCAACAACCCCGATCAAGTCCCGTACCGTGCATCTGTACGGGCATATGAAGGGTAGCGTTTCAACTCCGGCAACGCCTAAAAGATGTACTGGAAATCTGATGTCTTCATCCATGTTGGTTCTCCTTATAATAATGGTTATTTACGACTGGGTAACAGTTGCGCTACCCAGTCGGAGTTATTCAAACCTTACACAACCTTACGCAGGCTCATCAAAATTCGTGTGCCGTACATGGGCCTTTCTGTGGTTCGTGGTCAACTGCCCCATGAACCGCTGATCCGCCGTCCACACATCGGGCTGATCGTTGTTGGCTTTCCACACCGGAGGCGTAAAGTTATACATACTGTGCGCTCGAAGCCTCAGATATCGAGTATTCAAGCAATCGCAGTACCCAGCGGTCTGGCGATCATCGGCCACAACCGGCTGACCCTTGAAAAGAACATTCTCAAATCCAGCATCGGCCATATCCACATCTTTATACCGCGCCTGGACCTGAAGGGTTCTTTCAAAACCGTCCTTCAAAAGATCCGTGGTGATATACAGGTTCGGCTTATCCTTATCGTTCTGGCCGATATTCGGGGTTCGACGGCACTTCTGAAGGTTCTTGAAGTTGATTGCCTCGGCGGTATCAATAAGATTCGCCTTCCAATCGGCCATATCATCCTCTGCGATTGAACCGTATGCGGTTGCCGTTACCGTGCTAAACAGGTTTCCCAGGCCGAGGAATGAATAACTATCCGCTGCAGAAGCGTAAATATCCGTCCCCATCTTTTTCCGGATGGTTTTCTGGATATTTTTAATCTTCAGGTTGGCCAGGTTGATCATTGCGGCATCACCGGCATTCTTGATTTTGTCGTTAAGGTCAATGGTGTTACTTGAAAAATACCCCGCCCATCTGAACCGAGCGGCATTGGCAAGGTCAACCTTCCCCTGGTCAATCCTTGTGACGTTTCCATAAGATCCGCTGTTGGATTCTGCGTATTCGAGCGGAACTCGAATCATCATACCGCCGTCAACGGTTTCATGGGCCTTGACAAGCTCGTTGTCGAGGTTGCCATTTCCTAGCAGTTTCCAAAGCAGTACGTTATCGAGAAAGTAAATATCAGTAGTCGTTCTTTCCCAATAGTCTAAAGTTGTCGCGTTAAGTTCATCTAATGTAAGTGCCATCGTTAAATTCTCCTATAGTGAGAACTAAGCCTGACCCCTCATTTTCTTCAGCGTTTCCATTTGCGCTGCAAGCATTTTGTCTTCGGACAGGGGTTCTTGCCTAGTTGGTGTTCTTGGTGCTAAACCCCCAGGTTCTTTGACAACGGTGTCCGCGATATCGGCTCCCTTGGCAATTCTTTCGGCTTCGGCCTTGCCCTCTTCAAAGCGCTGATCGGCCTTGTACTGAAAATAGGCAACGGTCTCATCGACCAGGATAGGATTCTTGTCGATATAGGGCTGTAATACCCCGGAGGCCACAACCTCGGCATAGTCCGGATGGTCTCTGTGCCACTCTGATTCGGCGGTTTCAGCGTCCTTGTCGATTAGAATCTCCTGTGTGCGCTTGTTGGACTCGGCAACGGCTTTCGCCATGGTCATTTCGGCGGTCAACGCATTGGACTGTTTCACCGCTTCCGTGACTGAAATATCCCCGACCTCCAATTTTTCGTAAATCTCATTGAGCTTTGCGTCATAATCGGTGATCGGTTCCTGTTTCTGCTTGTCGGCTTTGTCCCTCTCGGCCAAGGCCGCACGGTGTTGAGCGACTTCATTTCTCAGGGTCCCTAACTCCTTGCCCTGAGTTCCGAACTTCTTCTCAAGATCGGAATAGCCTTTTGCAAGCTCTTCAGCAGTTTTGAATTGACCAAAGGTTTGCTCTTCCTTTTTCTTACCCTCATCAGGTTGCTTGTCCGGCTTTGCCGGGGCATCCTTGTTATTGGGTTCGTCAACGGGAGCAACCTTTTTCGTTCCTTCGTCGTCTTTGGTTCCTGGCATCTTTGCCTCTCTTTCAGGACCGTTATACGGCTACCCTGTGGTTAGGGACTGTATTTCAAGCTACCCCTTCGTTAAGTGTTAATAAAAAAGCCCGGTATAAAATGGGTGCCTTCGCATTATCCATTCCATCCGGGCTGTTTAATATCCCTCTCGGGATTAAAAAGTATCCGTTATGTTAAACCTTAAAAAACAAACAGACAGTAGGTTTATTCTATTCGTTTGAGCACATTACACTTCTTTGATTCGCCAAAACACGCTCTATGGTCTTACCGTTATCGTTAAGAATATAAGCAACTGTATCAAAAATTATATCAATCTCTGAACCGTCATTCTTGACGCAGTTCAAGCGCATTTTGCATGCCTCCATACAGGTTGCGCCCCCAACTACGTTTGATACCTGTTCGCCACAATCCTGAATTAAAATGTCTGTCGCCCTTAAAGGTTCGGCATTGTCAAATCCGTTAGACTTGTGAACCTCTTTAATATTGTCAATCATAATATATTCCTCTCTTCCTGAATACCTTTCTACCTTTACTATCATGTCTATCTCCTTTCTATCTACTGCCTGTCTGTTTCCTTCTAAAAAATCTGTTATTCGGCGCGGCGATAAAGCTTTCCGTCTTTCCCTCTGAAAATAGTACCTTCACCTTTAGGCTTAACCTTTTTGCGCTTACTGGCCGGCGTCACCTTGGGTTTATTCGACGGTCCACCGCCCAAACCCTCGGACAACCGTTTCATTGGTCGTAAATTCTCGACGGTTTTGCTTATCTTCTTTCTCGCTCTGTCAAGTAATCCCATTATATCATCCTTAGATTTCGATGTCCTTTTTCAATGGGCTCGATCTTTTTCTTGGCCACAACCTCGGCCAGATCCTTACGGTTCACAATCGGTCGCTCATCATCACCCTGGATACTCCCTCTGAGTTCATCATTGATCCAGCTCGGGGTATCCGTATGAATAGCACCGGCGGAGATAATCCGTTTTGACCGGCCACCGCACTCGGAGCATTTCTTAAACTTTGAGCTGTTGTATTTTATTTCGATTAGCTCGTCGATGTTTCCGCAGGCTTGACACTCGTATTCATAAATAGGCAATTTATACTCCTTCCTTTTGGATTCTATAGCCTATTACTTCCGCAATACCCTTTTGAACTTCATCATCTGTTTCCTTGCACACATGAATGGAGTATATTGAAGGAAAATAAGGCGGTGTTGTGCAGCCCACTGTCGGTAATTGTTTCAGCTCTACAATAGCCGCCAAAACAATATTGGCCATTTCTTCAGTTACAAAAAGATCATCTTCAAAAACAGCGCCACAATTACGACATTTATATTGAATTTTTGCTTGTCTCATCTATACCCCTTTCCCCACCGCCGGATTCTGCCTAACACCCGCCGGAGGCGTTTTCCCCTGTATGCCTTTGGGTTTCCCAACAGACTCAACACCGGATTTTTCTTTTGACCCACCCGGGCCTTGATCCGGCTGCATGACATATTGTTTCAAAGCATATGCCGTTTCTTCATCCAGACCCGCAGCGATTAGAATCTGCAATGCCTGGTCAACCTGGCCCTCGCCGGCACGTTCGATAATCTTCTTCCAGTTCGGGAAGTTCAACGCTTCAAGAAGGGCTTGCCTGTCAATTGCGCCTTTATCATAAAGATCCTTGGCCTGTTCTTCGACCTGTAATGATGTCCTCGGCATGGTGGACCCGGATTCAACCACAAAGTTAAACTTTCGGCCTACAAGATCAGTTCCCCGGAAATCCATTCGGTCACCGTCAACCTCAATCGGTTCCTTAATGAATCCAAAGTTCTGATCCATTGAGATTTTCCACTTGCCCCTGTTCTCCACCAAACCGTCAACGGCGATAATCTTCTCTTGAATCAGTACGGCGTTTCGCTCCTGAAGGGCGACAATAGCGGAAGCGGCAACGACTCCCCTGGGGCCTACACCGCGATCAGCGTCTTCAATCTGGTAAATACGGTCAAAGAATGTTAAAACGAGGTTCAATATCTCAATGAAGTTGCTCGGCAGATTCGGTACCGGCTCAAATCGAATACCGTTGACATGCGCCACCTTTTCAACCATATAGACCCGGTTCGGATCAGAGTTGATCATGGCTTTTGTCAATCCGGTCTCTTTTGCCACGATCAGCGGCGGAAACATGACCCGCATAACCCATGCCAAAAGACGCGACATGATTTCATCAACCTTTTTATTGAGATCTCCCACTTGATCGAGTGCACTGAATCCCCATGGCGATGTGGTATCAAGGTACGAATTGACTTTATAGAAAGGGAATCTCCCCCATGCGTGAGTTTCTTTTACCCGGTCCATCGGTAGTGCCCAGTTTATATTTGGATTAGGCGTGTCCTCTAAAACCAATTGCCCTTGATTGGTGAAAAGGATTCGCCGGATATCGTCCGGGTATTTCTTTTTCGTGGTTTTCTCAATAACCGGGTTGCCCTCAAGGTCCTCGCCCACTACATTCTCGGAGGTAGTTGTCTTGGTATAGGGATCTCGCACCCACAACTCTACGACAAGAGCTCTTTTCTGAAGATAGGTACTTCCATCCACAACCGGGTGCATGTTTGGATCTGTATAATTCCCGGCTGCGGCCACCGATCCCGGATAGGTGTCTGTCGGTACGGGGCGGGTCTCGGACCTGGCCTCTCCCATGGAAGAATAAACTTCGTCAGGTTTAATCGTTCCCGGATCTAATCCGTATCGTTTTTCCAGCACATCGCAGTTTTCGGCAAACGCTTTGCAAAAATACGGGCAATCCTCATCAAAATTCTTCCAGTTACCGGGTGCCGGGAAACAGGCAAAACAATCCATGACAACAATGTCGCAATCGTTTTTCTTGCCCATCCACACCGGATGCTCGACGGTGATTCCGTACTTTTCCATCTTGAGGGCGGTTTCTTTGAGCTTGACTTGCTGTTTGGTCTCTTTCCACCATTTACGATTACGGGCGGTCAAGGCCATATCCGCATTGTCTTCACCGGATTCAAGGTCAACGACTTCGGCCACCGGACGCCGGGCGGTTATGTTGGATACGGTTCGTATGACGTTGGTAAAAAACAGGTTGACCGTAACCTTTGACTTGCTTTTCTTGCGAAAGGCCGCGCCTTTTTGCCAGTGGTCGCCTCGATACATGGCGTATGCGTGTGTCCACTTGTGCGGAAGTCCCTGGCGCTCCTTTTCCCTTTGGGCATCTTCGAATAGAAGCTGGCCGAACTTTCCAACCGCTTCCTTGTCTGTGTCCGGCGGTAAATTCGCAATATTGTAAGTTTTAAACATTCAACGTCCTCAAACGAAAAAGGCCCGATAAAACTCTGCACGAGTGGGAGGTGGCACTCTGCACGTTCTATCGGGCCGCGTAATACCCGTTTCCGGGTTAAGGGGTAACCGAGTTTATGTTATTTATTCAATTTCCAACTTCCTCTTAGGCATCAAATAAGCATTATTAATCATACCCTGCGTCATATTGACTTCAAGATTGACAGGCCCGGTCATGCCCTTAAAATGGGCCTTGGTCAGCTGTTTGGAATATTTAGCTATCAGATTATTCAAGCGCCGGGAGAAAGCTTCACTCGGCATCTGGACGTTTTTTACACCATCGTTTTTCATGTATGATTCTACCCTTTGAAGTCGGAAATAGTTCACCGCAGTATCGGCATTCAGTACCTTCGTAATCGTCAGTTTCTTCAATAATTGCTGTGGTTTCCTGCTCTCGGGTGATAAACGTATAATTATCATTCGACAGCGGATTACCACAACCCGGACACGGCCCGATTCCCTCTGACGTTAAATCACAATCATGGGGGATATCGTCGATGTGTTCCTTGAATTCATCCTTTAACCTAATCATAGCGGCATTGGCCGGGCGGTTAGGATCGTACTTTTGTACGAATTCGCTTACCCGGAAGTTGGGTTTCTGGAAACTCCTAAACAAAATACCGCGATCATCAAGCTCAAAGCGCTTATCCTGATCATTGGTCTCAAAATAACATTCTCTGCACCATGGGCATATTACGTCAAGTGGCATATGGTTCTACCTTTTCAATAACATCTAAAATTTGAGACAAAACAAATTGGACTCTACAATAAAACATATTGCAAGTAACACCGGCAACAGGAAGAGTTTCGTTGTATTGCTTGCCATGATATTTAGCCATAACCTTTTCCATGTAATTAGCCAAATCCCCATCAAGGGTAGTCTCCTGAATACTCCCCGGATTTTCAGTTTCATGAAAAGCTAAAATTAGTATCTTAGTTATGGCATCTTTGGATTTTTGGTCAAGAATCATAACTCACTCTTCCCCTCAACACCCCGCGCCTGTCGATCAGCAGTCCGATGATTCAGCCAATGCAAAGCCTCTTCCAACTTCGTCAACGCCAAAGCATTTTCACGGCAAGCGAAATCTCCGGCTTGAAAACATTGAAGACGATCAATCACAATGGCGATCAGGTCTTCCTGGAAGCATCCGTTGACACCGTTCTCTTTGACCGGGCCTTTCTGGAACTTAACATCTGCATATTGCTCCGGTACATAGATACCACCATTAGGATTCCTGGTCTTCATTATTTTATATCTATGACATGCACCACCATCGCCGGGTTCATCCATAACGCATAAAGAAGTGAAACGTTTTGTTCCCATATTTATTTCTCGCAATGGTTTTTCCTTTGGTTTGGCATCACTGTGTTCATCTAAGCCAAAAATGGCCGAAGCAGCTAATCTCTCTGCGTATCTTTGAGTTTCTTTAAGTTGTTGTTTAAATATAAGCATTTTCTCGCTCTTCCGTCGCTCCAACTCACCCGCTAAGTCATCATTTGTGAACGTTTTTAAAGCTTTCTTTCTTTTCCCCTCAAGGTCCCAAACCATTAAACCCCTCCGTTTTTTTACTTAAATAAACCGTCAAATACCGCTTCTTCCCAACCCTGAGTATGATCTGATCGTGAACAACATCATCAAGGGTTATCTTCTGGTCAAAACATTTAACCCGCTCACCGTTGACATAAGCCCCACCCTGGTTGATTAATCGCCGGGCATCACCTTTTGATTTCGACATTCCAACATCAAAGAACAATTTAAAGGCCGGGTATCCTTCTTTTAGCCGGTCCTTATCGATAAGAACCTTAATGTTTTGTGCTGGAAACACCCTTTCATCCAAGAAGTCATCGTGTGCCCTTGTTGCTCTTTCTTGTGGTGTTTCCAAGCTGCTACGCATTCGGTTCGGCATATTTCTCCGCCTCTTTAATCATCCGATCCATGTTAAACTGTTTAATAAACTTCTCGTTAGCCGCTTTGACCTCTTCAGGATCTTCTTGCTTTTCCGGGGGAGACGTTTCAAGCAGACTGTCAGTGAAATCGTCATCAACGGTGAACGCCTCCGCCTCGGGCTTGTGTTCCTCGTGAAACATTGATTGGCCGGCGTACTTGGTTTTATACACAAGTACGCCGGTGATCACAGCACCCATGGCCGTCATAAAGGCCCCGGCGCCAAGCATGGTAATTATTTGCCAGAAGGTTAGGGTCATTAATCTTTCTCTATAAACATTTCCCATAAAGGCAAATGGTCTTCATGGAGTTTCTTGTTTTTACTAAGTGTTTCCAAGGCTTCGGTTATCACATCCGTTGCCTTTTCTCCGATCTCGATCTCTTTTTTAACATCAACCGCATCATCCCAAATCGTCATATTGTTTTGATGCTTGAAATTGAGAACCTTGTGTTCTTCCTCGCTGAACGAAAGGTCTTCTCTCAACTTGCGGATAATTTTCAGGGTTGTAATGTCACCTTCTTTAGGTAAAACACTTACCAGCATTAATCGTTCTCTTACATTCAATTCCATATCCACCTCGTTTTCTCACCTCGTTTTTGAAAAGCGGGAAAGAGGAGAGGTGAGGTCCTCTTTATCGGCTTGCGCCTATCCCGCTTGATTCAATTTTAGCCATGCAGCGAATCATACAGGGGTATGTAATAAGCCACATCGTTAAGCAGTACCCGAATACACGCATCCGCACCCATTGTTCCAGCATCAGGCGCAGTGGCCGGAACTAACGCATTTGAAATTACTGGATCTGTACCGGCAGCCGGAAGATCAAATAAGTTGGTTGCCCGACTGATCGCAATTGCGTTTGTCCATGCAGCGGTTCCGACATCACAAATGCCAATAGCATTGGCTGATCCACTATCCATGGCAGGACTGTTTAAAAATGCAACAAAACCACACACATCCGTAGTTGCCGTAATTGCGGCTCCACCGCCTACCCTGGCCATAACCCCACAAGCTCCAAAGTCGTAGGCAGAATTCACTACAACACCGGAAGTATGGCCTTCAAACGTACCAATCAGACCGGAATGAAGGTGGGTAAGTGTCGTTCCTTTCACAACCACTTGACCCATTAGACCGTATGTTTCATGGGCGGCTGTCATAGACGATCCGCTTACAACATGGCGAAATCGTCCACATTTAGCACAATACGCACTTGTCAAATCTGTATTGGTAGCCCCATGGACTTCCATTGTTGAAAGTTGACCGTCCGTATAAACATCCTGATCTGTCGAGAATACTACTGCCGAAGTCGTAGCCGCACTTCCGGCAAACTTGCCAATCCGCATACCCATAATGACGGACGGACCATCAATTAGGATACCTTCGGGCCAGCTTGCGGCACCCGCTGCCTTGTCAATCAAGATACCGGCGCATGTTCCATTGTTTGTAATAGTTCCGGCTCCAGTTGTCTCAACGTGTACCCCTGCGAATTCACCACCTGAAGCAACGGTTAAGGCTGTCGTAATCTCCGCCGAAGCATCAAAACATGAAAAGGTTGCTCCGCTACTACAGGCATGGGTGCCAGCCATTTCCAGATAACCCTGAACACCGGTATAAATCCCGGTTGCCACATCAACACCGTCCAGAAGCTTAAGCTGCCCCATTAATGCGCGTATTGAAGCACCGCTTTGATCAACAGTAAGTAGGAGCCTGCCAAGTAAATTCCTAACACTACAACCGATATTACTCCCGGAATCATCGGCAAGGAAAGCGGCATTATAAGTATTGTCAGAAGATAAAATTACGCCGCCATCAGCCGTACTTTGATAGGTTCCCGTTACAATACTGGGGGTTGTTCCTGCATCTGCGAATGTAAAACCGTCGCCACCAGCATCAACATAGGCTTTAATGCTCTGCTGCGTCGCTAATCCCCGGTTATCATCGGAACTCAAGTCGTCTTCATCATAAACATCAAAGTACGCATAGTTCCCCATTGCCGTTAAAACTTTGTCGTCTAAAGCTGCCATCTTAAATCTCCTTCGTTAGTTGGTTAGCAGAACTCTTTAACTCACTATTATCTAATCGCTAAACTCAGCGTAACAACCGTAGCCGCAACATCATCCTCAGTGATCTTGATCTTTATGAACCGGTTCGCCTTGGCATCGTGACAGTAAATCGTCGGCGTAGCCTTCGCAATAGAATCACCAAACCCGGTTGCGTTTTCGACAAAAGTTACTCCATCGACTGACTCTAATATTTCCCCGGTAACTGTCGCCGCTCCATCGGACGCATGAGAAATCTGAATTTGAATGATCCCACTCGTATGGCTGATATCAACGGCGTCAGAGGTCAGCGTTCCGTCTTTAGCAAGACTAACAGTTGCCGCATCCTCAGCCCATGAACCATCGCTCTGTAATTGTCTGAATGTTAAAATGATGTTTTTATTCATTGGTTAAGTCCTTTTTTAAAACTCCAAATTAAACGCCTCGCCCCCGGACCCCTCCAGCCACGGCTTGCGCTGCAACAACGTGTGAACCAATCCGCCCAAAGCGAACATGGCCGGATATTCCTTTGCTCTCTGTCGCATCTCTAACCGTGTGACCGAATCGTTTGATAATGTTTGGATGTGGTTTCGGATCTTCTCGTTCTGGCCGATGATTAACATCTTATGTCCGGTCTCATCCTTTGTCAGCGCCGCAAGTACCTGTCTAACATACGTTTCAAAATGGTCCTTTTCATAGAAATCATCCGGGGAGTAGATCCAAAAGCCATGGCCGTCACCATAACCGTCCTTCTCCCGGAGTTTAAAACAGATATTCAACGTAATAGGAGTGTATCGGGTGTCATCTCCGAAGAAATACCGCATCAGCTCGGAGCTATCCCAGTATCCGTATTTTTCCCGGAGGCCCACACAACGCAAAAGCAATCTCGGAACATTCGAATCTTCGATCTCTTCAAGGATTGTCATCCGGCACAATCCATCGTCTGTCTTATTGACACCTATAACCATGGCATAGCCGGGTATGCTTTCCCATGGCCAGCCGATTGCCCCGGCAATGTGGTAATACTTTTCGCCGGTCTCGATATTCTCATAATACGTCGGCTTCGGGACTTCCTTTTGCCCGGTGACAATCGCCCAATCTTTACGCGCCTGGGTCTCTTCGATGCTGTCACGCCGGGCTTGGATTATGCTTGGGTAGTGTTCTCTCATGTCAAATCACACTCCCCAAAGAAACCCGCCCCAAACTGCCTTGCCATGGTCTCATAGTTAAACGCATGTCTGAAATGATCCGGTCCGAGCTTGATATAAACATATCGCTTTGACCCTGTTTCCTCATCCTCTTCCAGCTTCTTAGCGACATTGTGTAATTGCTCGGCAAACATCCGCACCATGTCATTCTCCCGTGGCAGGATTATCTTTCGATTGGATATCTGTTTATGCGAAGCGTCAAGGCTCTCGGTTCTATTACTCGCAACGATAAACTCTTTGTCATTCCAGGCGTATGATCCCTTCTGGTGAATGTTGTAATAGCTCAACCACACACGGTCTTTATGTTTCTTCGCAAACTCCCTGGCGTTCCGTGTTTCCGGGAGTGCATCCACAACGCACCGGGACACATTAAAATTGTCCATTAAACGGTCCAGCTCTTCCCAATCACGGTAAACACCAATATGGATTATTTTATCTTCTTCGCCTGGGCATCGCTTACCAATGACAACATGCAGATCCTTCCCCTGATCAACGCCCATGAAGCACGGCCCGGGATCTTGGTTCTCAATGCCATGATCAGCGCATAGTCGTAATGAATCCTGAACGCTCAACCGATTCTCGGCTTCCACCCAGGCAATACCAATCTTCAGGTTGAATAAATCCGTTAGATTGTCAGTGGTGCGGTACATATGTAGGATTTCAGCAGGATCAACAAAGTGAGACCACAACTGAGAATACTGATATCCCCGCTTATCGGTTATGCTTGGATGCTTGGCGACCCACTGGCCAACTGAAGGATTTAACTCCGCATGGCACTTCTCACACGCCCGGATCACGCGCCCTTTGTGTTCGATGATTGTAGGTACATCCTTGTTTGCTTCTTTCGGGAATGTCCCCACCAAGTCCGTATAGTGATTACATTTGGGGCATTTTAACAGCCAGTACTTTTGATCTGTCTGTTGGAAGAACTTATCGACACCGTAATCCGGCAGGGTTGGATTGGATAGTTTGAGTTGTTCCTTGAATTCACTATGAGCCATACGCTCATATGCCATATCAACGGCTTTTTGTGGCGCTTCGTCAAGCTCGTCAAACACGATAAAATCAACAGGAATAGACTTCAAGCCGACTCTTGATTTCATGCCCCGGAGATAGAGAAATGAATTCCACACCCGTTTTATGTTCGCAGAGTCCGTGTCTTTGAGCCATGACTCTATTTCCGGGTTATCATCAATCAGGGCATTTATTCGACCCTTAGAGAAGTCGGTCACATCAGATTTAGACGGGAAGAGATATAAAATGCCACGGTAATTGCCGTACCTGGCGCCATACATCACCCGGAGCATAGCCTTTGAGGTTAGGCCCATTTGTGTTGCTTTGAGCTCTGTCTGATCGATGTGGGCGTCTTGGTAGGGTTCTCTGAGGTATTCGTGGTTTTTGTATGTGAATTGACGGCCATCTAATGTGATTCCGTCCACCCATTCGTGAAATGGTTTTACAACATGAAGTGAGGAAATAGCGTCGGGTGTGATCTGTCCGCGCAACATATCGGCCAGGTCTAACGGGTTTTCGGGAAGAGAATTATTTTGAATCGCCTGCAGCATTCTTTATTAATGCCTCCTTAAAGGTTTCAGCGTATTCAGGCCCTTTCGCGTCCTCAACCATCTTTATAATAGCGTTAAGTATTGGAGTATCGATCAAACTGACTTCATGTTTCTCAGACGGATAGTCCCCTCTAAGCTTATGGGCATCCATCCTGGCTTTCTGCCGAGTCGTCCAATCGGTCATATTGATTGCAATTACTGTTTCACCGTCGGTAAACTCCTTTTCTGTTTCGCCATCAACGAATCGTTTCTCAATTAAGCCCGTTGTTGTGACAATCTTTAACCCTTTCTTGGGTTTTCCTGTAGGGGTCAATGGAATTTCTGCCGATCCTTTTACTTTCTGAAACACGGTTTTTTCCGCGTTCAATTCTTTCTTTAATTTTTTAACTAAATACTCGGCTGTAATCCCATTTTCCCGGAACACCTGGTGTATTGGATTGCCAATTGCTTCGAGAGCATTCTTCGGGGTTTTCATAACAATATGCATCTTATATTATTAAAGAAATCGCTGTCAAATGGTAGACATAGAGTGGACTTTCATGGTGTGGACTTTATAGAGTGGTATTTATGAAATGGTAAAAATCATAAAAAAATATATGGCTTTTGAAATTATTTTTATTTTATTTCACTTTTTTTTAAAAAAAGCCTTGACAAACATTAAAACAAATATTATATTGTAATTAAGATTAACAATTAACAAGGAGGGATTGACATGAAATACAAAACAAAACAATCGGTTATTGACGCTGCTCAAAATGCTGGTAGCACTGCAAAAACCTACACCGGAGCAAAAAAATATATCATGGCAAACACTGCCAGTGTATTTGATGAACCAAAACCCGACCTCTGGTACAGACAAACAACACAAGAGCAGTGGATTGCAAAGGACCACGAGCGACGACTGTTAGCACGATATGTCGGAATGAAACGATTGCCGAGATATCTGTCAGCCGAGAATCGTCTGTTAATTCTGCAACATCCTGCCAACCGAGAGATGAAACGATTGCAAGAAAAGCCTGTTTATGTGCGTGCTCATTATGTCAATTATTGTTCTGATTTTCCGAGGATGCAGAAATTTGTCAGGGTTGCCGAAAAAAATCGTGGTGAATTGGTTGAAATGGATGAAATTGAAAAACACTCTTATAGCGTCTGCGATTTTGGCCGAAAAAAACGGACACATTGTGGAGACTCATGCTTATCGCCTGGAATGCGCACAGAAAGTTATGACCGGGGCCAAAACCCTTGGGGTGGTAAATGGACCCACTATGATTACTACGCTGATTATACTCTGATTTCTCCCGTAAATCATGGAAATAATTATAGTATGTATTATGTTGACGCTGATCATAATAGGCATACTGTATATGTAACCCAAAATTATATCAAAATCGGAAAAGAAGAACCACAACGCCGAAGAATTGCAACGCCGAAAACAGCTAAATTTCCAGTCCACATTCAGCGCCGAATTTTATCTGCGCATGTGCCGGGAATCCTGAGTGTTGATTATGACAGGGAAGAAAAGTCTTTGATGCTGGTTGACGGCTTCGGAGAACAATATCATTTACCCGAAATTCAAACAGTTAAATATGCAAAAAATTGCGTAAAAAATGCTATTGCAGCATTTCGCAAACGCCGAGCAGAAAAAGTTAAAATCGATATGCCTGAAAAGATATGGGTATCGGTTGAAGACAGTTATGACGCCGGGAATTGTCACACGGAAACAAATAGATTTGCCGCTGAGGTCATGAAAAAAATTGGAGCCGATGGGCATGTTTGTGTGCGCGCTGATGTAATTCTGGCAATACGAAATGATAATTACACGCGCCGAGCAGTATCATATGCAGCTACGCGAAATTAAAAACCTTAACCTCGAGGAGAAAAACCATGATTAAGACCGCACCAAGAATCTCAAAAACAACCGCTGAGTTTATCCCCGGTCAATTCCGCACCCTGAACGCAGGCTGTGAACATATCCTCAATAGCTGGCCGGGATTGTTCCGGCTCACACTGAATGAGCTAAAAGAACGGTTTTCGCAGGGGGAGCTTGGCATCATGTTGGACGTGATGAACGGCAGCATGATCGGTTCCGACAATTACGGACGCCATCTCACCATGAATTGCACGGACGGTGTTGCACTATACCGGCTGGACAAAAAATGGAACATTGAAAAAGATCCGTTTTTTGAAAAACTCGGAAACCTCACCACATTTCAAGCCGCGTGTTTGGAAATATGGGCAAATGCATTTTGGTATTCACAGACCGCAAAAAATTCAGAAGGAACTATTGAAGATTATATCAAATCACTTTTATAATTAAACCACCCCGGCTCCGGTCGGGGTTCATACATAACCATGGTCGATTTGTTTTTTTGCAATAAATTGTTTTACGATTGATGGATAGGCCCAAATCCTCGGGCTTTTATGCTTTCCTCTTAGGGTTTTAAACACCCAACCGCCTGATAACATTTCTTTTCCGTACTTTTTCCTAACCGTCTCCTCACTGATCATAGGAAACAGTTTTGCGATATTCTTCCATCCCTCAATATGTCTTTCGTTTTCACTCACCGGCCATACCCCCTATTAGTTTATCAAAATCCGCATTCATCAGCCACCATAAAACCTGACCAGCGGGTTTCCGTAATCGCTCTTCAGCGATATTACATATTTCCTCATACAAATCTTCACGGTCTGTAAAGTCCAGGGTGATAACCGGCTTATCTTTTTTAATCACTTCGGGCTTTTTGGGTTTATCACTTTCCGGATTATCCTCTTGTAAATAATTCCAGAGCGTTGATGCGCCGATTTTTAGTTTTAACGCAACAAGCTTCCGGTCGATACCATCTGCAACCATGGCCCTGGCGATACGTTTACGAGCGTCCGCGATAACCGGCATCTTAGAATCCGATGTCACTTTTTCGACAGAGATTCCCTCCTGGGCGCAATATTTAGGCAAATCGACAGAGACGGTGAACTTGCCGGTCTTCTTTTCGGGCGGCTCTTTATTCTCAGACGTGAAGGGTTTTTTAGAAAGAGCGTCGGCGGCTGCTTTTGCCCTTACGTGCTCTTCTTCTTTCTTCATCCGGTTATCTCTAATGCACTTCGAACACGTATTTCTGTATCCATCCTCGCTGTTGCCCGCCTTTTCAAAATACGTATCGGCGCGTTTTTTCTCTCCGCACTGATCACAATTCTTGTAATACAGGTTGTTTTCTTGTTTTGCCATTTCTCTTTTCTCCTTCGCTGTTTGTATGCCCCAGTGATCCGGCCGTGATTCTCGTAAAAATGCCATTGATGGGAAGAATTCTTGCTTTAACGCATCGTCGTACTGGATAGGAAGAGGGCAACTCGCGCATGGTTCATGGTTTTTGGGTGTTTTTAAATTAGGGCATTCATGACATGGCGATTTTTGCATGTTATCCAACAAAGCGTTTCAGTCTCCGCAGTATCAACCTTCGATCCGGTTTCTTAATCCCTATCGCTCGATATCGAGATAGCATCAAAGCGAACAAAAGGACGATATACACAAACAATAGAATTGCATCTTTCATGGTTTTTCTCCTTTAAAATGATTCAAAAACCCATTGTTTCTTCTTCCACTGAACCGCTACCCATCGAAACCAAGGGAACATTCTTGCAGCCATTTTAATTTTAACCCTTGCGTCATCACGCCAAAACCCCTTAACCTCGTGCATCTCAATTCTATCTGTTGTGATAACTAAAAAATCGGGCCGATAATGCGTTTTTTTGGCTAACCGAAAATTCAACTCATCAAAACGCCAATCTATTATCAATGCCGCTAACTTCATATTCTCAAGTCGTCGGGCATACCTCTCCTCTGTCTTATTCATCAGTGCGTATTTTGATTTTATTATTGGTTTCATTAGAGAATCTGCGCCCGGATTTCCTCAACCACCTTTTCGATCATGTTACACTCGGCCTTGATGTCCCCTGGTATATTTTCCAACACTTCAAGAAGGCAAAGTCTTCTTTCGGGTGGCTTTTCGCTTTTTGGGGATGGGCTTTCCACTATCCCGCAAATATCATCACATAGTTTTTCCACGGAAGACCGGACAGACACCAACCGATTAACAGCGTCTATTATATCAATATATTTTGGCCTTTTGTTATCTCCCATTAATTCTGCCTTTTCCATAATCAATCTCCTTTCATCATTCGGTTTAAGTTGCCTATAAACTCGACAAACTCCCATCGCAACTGTGGCAGTTCCAGATCCCCGTTCCGAAAATTAAAGACCGAAATCGATAACTTAAAGATCGCCGCGTAAATCCTATTCGCTATTTTGATTCGTTCTTTGTGATCCACATTTCCAGCCTTTTACCAACGCCGTCGCATATTCTACTGCAAACCTCCACTTATCCCCACACAACCAATACTTTACCGCCAAGATATATATTCTAATTATTTTCATTTCTTTACCCGCTTAAAAAATGCCTTTTTACTTTTTAAATATTCTTCAAGGCCCTCGAAGTCCATAACCTGATTAGGATCCGCCACCATCATCCACAACTGATCGCATTTAGTCGCTACTCGATACTGCCCCTCGCGGGTCTCGATATATTTATCCAGCTCTTTTGCCCGGGCCCGCCATGCGTCCCGGCTGTCTGTTAGCTCTGCGATCTCGACAACCTTTGCAGGCACGTTCCAGATCGCATCGTAAACGCCGATCACGGCAAAAAACATTATCGCCGCTGAAATCAACCCTAACCCTACGATCCAGGCAAGCCTCTTTGCGCCTTCCCATAAAATAACTTTGTCCATATCATCCATGGTTTATCCTCCCTATTGTGTTTTTCCGTAAAACATTAAAACTCTTTCCGATATCTCATCCTTGGTCATAGTGAAAACACCATTGTTTGAGATTTCAATAAGGCCACGTTTTAGCCTTAATTCTTCTTTTGTGGTTTGCGCTATCCCTGGATTACGATACAGCCTTTTTCCATCGCCAGTAAAAACGGTGTGAGGTGCCAGGGTATTAAAAAAACGTCGCCAATTTTGGCATCTGCCACACGCCGCATGAGTGGTGTACGCAACTCCGAGTTTAAAATTCCATACTTTGTAATAGATAAGACCTTCCCCCCCGCACTCGTCGCAAGGTTCAGCTTCAAACTCAGGTTTTTCATAGTCTGTATGGGGTTTGTGTGATTCGTAAAGAGGACCAAACTGACTGATTGTCGGGAATTGAGATTTGAAAGGTTTACGCTCTGAAATGATCTTTTGGCAAATATCGTTAAAACTGGGCTGTGGGATGTAGTTTAGTTGATCGTAATATGATTTGGTGATTTCTGTTGTGATTTTCAGCCCGAAATAATTGCCAAGCTGATTCATTGTCAGTGCAAATTCTCTTTTTTGGTCCATTTTAGAAATCCCCCAGTTCTCGTTTTGGTTCTTCTTTGGGTTTGAATATACCCGCCCACCCGGAAATAATTGACGGATCTAAAATCTCAGATTGTTTATATCCAAGATCGATAAACGATTTTAATTTGTTTAGCGCTTTGGTTTCTGCGAGAGAGTTGAATGGATGTCGCTTGGTTTTCTTGAAAAGATTAAGACGATGATCCCGAAATTCACTCCAACTTGAAATGTCGAGCCATGGAAATTTGGATTTTAAATCTTCTAATTTTGGGAGGTCTGAATTATTACCCCCCTTATTAGTTTTATTTCTTTTTTCTTTTATACTAGAAGGTATAATTTTCGTTTTACCCTCAACTTGATGGTGTTTTACCCTCAACTTGATGGTGTTTTTCTTTTCTTTCTTTCTTTGCTTCCACTTATCATAATCTTTTTGTATTCCAATAGTTACGCCTGTTTTACCCTCAACTTGATGGTAGAGTATACAACTTGATGATAAAAGCGATCTAAGCACCCGACTTATAACCTTTTTTGATATATTTGAACCCTCTGCTATTTTCGACACCCTCAAGTTGATGGTCTTTTCCCCATAACCATAAGTATTTCTACCAATAAATAACATCACGGCATATTCATTGGCTGTAAATGGATATTGGATAATCGCCTCTAACAATTCATTGCTCCATTTTGTAAATTTATCCGGTTGCGGGTTCGCCATTTAAAGGTTCAATCCCCTCGGCCTGATATTATATTTTAATTTGAGACATAAAATCTTAGCGGTTCTGATTTCTTTCTTGATATATCGCTTCACCGCCGGAAGATCTAAGGCCGCTTGTATGCCAAACGTCAGTAAAAATGTGACGATGAAAACCTTTAAAACTCTCATGTTTTACCTCCGAAGTATTAAAAAAGCATTAGGTAAAAAACTTCCCATCTAATACCAAAGCATTAGAAAATTATTTGCAAAAATTAATGCTTTTTTCATGCTTTCTTCGTATTGATTTTGCATATTTGGCATGGTAGTTAATCGGGGTCCATGTTGTGTGCCATTTGGTACACTAAAAAACAAAAAAAATATCCTAATAATAGGAATTGTTACCAATCGGTACTATAACATACTAAAAAAAATAGATTAAATATCTGGAAAATGAATCTCTAAAAACTTCTCAAAATCTATACCTTGCTGTCTGATTCTTGCAATCTTAGACAATAGTTTAAGGTTCTCAGCTTCCTTTGCTTGATCCCAAAACTCTTGCTCACGGTCTGACTCAATTTGACCATCTTTGATTTGGGCCACAGTTATAACTCCTTTCCTTATAAATTTTAATAGGTAATATGCACTTAGAGGTCGAGAAGGTGCTTTGTTGAGCATAGCATTAAGGTGACTGCGTTGCATACCAACCAAGTCGGCCAATTCTTGTTGAGTCATGTTGTGATCGGACATATATTTATTCACAAGCTGAACAAAAACTGTCCATAATCTCGTTAGTAATATTTTTTTCATGGTTGCAGAATATATGATAATGTACCCTTTGTCAATATATATTTTTAAATTATTTTTGCCTTAATGTACCATTTGGTTCTTTTTTCCTTGACAAGCTATTTTTTTTCATGTACCATTTGGCACAAGAGATAAAAACTTACCAAACCGCATAGGAGGCAATCATGTCAACCCGGAATCGTCATTTAATTGAGGCTCTAATATGCTGGCTCATAATGATTATATGCCTGTTTCTGATGGGCTGTGGTCGCTATCAAAAATGGGATACGCCCACCAAGGTTATGTTTACGGGTCTGGTCGCCGGTCAAGCCCTCGATGCTGCGATTACCTCGGAAATCCTTGTCGATGGCGGGGAAGAATACAATCCTGTTTTTGACGGTCACGAAGAAAGAACCATCCCCCTGAAAATAATCGGTCTAACAGCCTGTTATTTCATTACCGACTGGATTGAGCCAGAGTATCGCAAATGGTTTTTAATCCCTGCTAACATCCTAACGTGGGGCGTTGTAGTCCACAATTACGGAGAATTACAATGACCCTATTTAAGAGAATCCCCGGCAAACGGCGCACTTGTAAAGAAACACTTTACTACTGCCACCGGAGCCCGGATAAGCCGGAACCCGATTTACGCCACGCACACTCTCAGAGATCGTGGGACTGACATTCGGGAATGGCGAAAAATGGACGTGCCAAGTCTTATCAACCATTTAAACCAAGGAGGCTAAAAATGAAAAACAAAAAAATGATCCAACTCGTTGACAGAATCGAAGAGCTTGAGGACGAAAACCACCGTCTCATGATCGAACGAGACTTGTTAAAAAACCAGGTTAGCACGATCAGGGCCGAGACCGTTGACACGCTCTTGTATCAGGACATTATCAAATTGAACCACGAACACGCCATGTTGCAGGCTTCATTGTAATAAGCCCTGGCGGGAGTACAGTTGACAGCTCTTTGGCTCTTAATATGCCACCTACGGGAAAAGAGAGGAAGATAAGACACCCGCCAGTCATTCACGACTAAGGAGGTTTAACCATGTCCGAAGAACGAGAACATTTCTGTTCAAATTGCAAATACGCCGCTCGCCCGGCAAACGAGGCACCCTGCCGGACATGCTTCGAAGGCGGTTGTTATAAAAACTGGAGGAAACAAAATGGAAAGTAAATGGCGGACACATACGATTAACCATTTCTCTTAACCAAATAGGTTAAGGAAAACAAAACCAAGGAGGTAAAAACATGGAACCCGAAATCACACAGGAATTAATCGACGCCTGTGAATACATGATTGACATTACCGGCGGGTCTGAACACTGGCAGGGAGAAACGTACATCGCATTAAAAAAGATTGAGAAAGCTGTTTCCCGAGCAAACAAGATGATGAACGCCGCCAACAAGGAGGTAACAGTATGATAGCCGTATGCCCCATAGCATTTAAAATCGGCAAGAAACCCTATGCGTTCTTGGTCGGTGCCGTAATACCCATAGAGATCGGCTGTAATGTTCAGCCCTGCCCGGTATGTGGCGCGCCGATGAGTTTTGCTAACGATCATTACTTTTGTCGGGATTGCGGACATGACGACTCTTTATCGCTGTCCTAAAATCTGCGCGAACTGTCACCATTTCGGCTACAAACCCCGAAAGTCCGGCGGGTGGGCGCACTGTGGATTTTGGGGAAAACATTTCCCGGATCAGCGATCATGGACTAATGAAGAGGATCCGGGGACTAAGGTAGGGGAAAGATCCTGCGAACACTGGGAGGTGAACAATGCCCCATCCAATAGAATTCTGTGGTGAAGTCAAACATGAAACCGATGCTGCCTATTTGGTTTATGACGGTGCGAATGAAGTTTGGATTCCTAAAAGCCAAGTTCAGGAATGCCGACGACTCAGCGCAAAAAGCGATGATTATGAGTTTATCATTCCCGAGTGGTTGGCAATTGAAAAAGGTATCATCTGAAACTGGGAACTCAGAATCCATATTGATGAAATTGAGTATAGAATGGAGGAAAACTAAATGCCAACTACACATTTTATTTGTCCCGATGGAGAGCAAATAGAGATAGCTAAATGTCTTGAAAGCGGTGGTTGTCGCATGGGTAAAAGATGCGCCACACGGCCATATCTTCGGCTTATTAGCTATGATCGTGAATGGAGAGGGGTTAGCCCTTCGTCGGCAGGAAACGGCCCAAGATTGCTCTATCTGAAGGCCGTAAACGACTATTCAATTAATCCACAAGACAGGGTATGGGCTGCGTTTGGAACAAGCACACACAATAGCCTGGGAATGCACCGCTATATCAATGATGTGCTGTCTGAGGAACCATTATCCGATGAGAAAATGAGAGGTATTGCGGACACGCTTGATGTTGATGAGTCTGACCCTAATTCCTATGTCTTGACTGACTATAAGACGTGGGGGTCTTTCAAGGTTGCGAAAGCAATGGGGCTTATCATTGAGAAAAAAGATGTGCCTATTTTAGATGCTGAGGGTAATCCTGTTTTGTTGAAATCCGGCAAGAATAAAGGAAAACCCAAAACCAAAATTGAATCCACAAGAATCCTTGATCCTGCCAAAGCCGATTTAAAATCAGAGATCTTACAACTTAACCGATATCGTATCTTTTTTGAGAAAGCAGGGTTCCCTATATCTCGCATGGAAATACAAGCCATACCAAGAGATGGCGGCACTTACATTGCAAAAAGCAGGGGTATTGAAGACAACCTTTATATAATCCCGGTGCCTTTCATGCAAGATAATGAAGTCCATAATTTTTATGACTTTTTACAGTCTGAAGTTGATGAGGCTTTTAAGACTGGTTACGTCCGAAAATGCAACGATTGGGAATCATGGGAAGGCCGAAGATGTAACGGTTATTGTGAGGTATCCGAGCAATGCGAAGCAATGGAGGGATTATGTCAGAATGTCGTTTAATTTATTACTGTGAAAATTGTTGCATCGGATTTGAGGTAACATTTAACCCTTGCATTGGGTTAGAAGTAAAGCGGCATGTAGCTTGCCCCCATTGCGACAAGGAGTTTACATTCACTATTTTAGTAACGGCACAAATGGAGGATGAATGGAGGGTGACATAATGGAGATATGGAACAAATTAAAACAACCTCCCAAGTCTGCCTTGAAGCAAATCAACGGTGGACGATTAAAGGGCATGACCGATGTAAACCCGCAATGGCGTTATCAAGCCATGACCGAAACATTCGGGCCGTGCGGGCAAAACTGGAAATATGAAATTGTAAAACTTTGGCTTGAACCTGCGGGGGAACAAGTCTGCGCCTTTGCTCAAATAAATCTTTATGTCAAAGGTTCTGAATGGAGCGAGCCAATTCCCGGCATAGGCGGATCAATGATGGTCGCCAAAGAAAAGCACGGTCCATATGTTTCCGATGAAGCCTACAAAATGGCTGTCACTGATGCCTTGTCAGTTGCCATGAAGATGCTTGGCATGGCAGCAGATATCTATGCAGGAAGATGGGATGGTTCAAAGTATCGAGATGCACCCCCCCCAAATCAAGCACCGAACAAACCAAATACCGACCCTGTAACGATACCCAACAAACAAACCTCAAAACAAATCAGCCAGAAGCAATGGAATTACATGAAAAAGATTGCGACTGACAAAGAACTCACCGAAGCTGAATTGGTTGACATGGTCAAATGGGTTGCTGATAAAGAAAAAATAGAACCCCGACACTGGAAAATAGCAAAGTTGCTGTTACCTGAAGATAATTTTGAAAGCGTCTTTACTCGATACTGCGAGTATCAATCTGAACGAGACAAAAAAGACGGGAGGGACATTGCTTTTTAAAACTTGTTTTAAATATGGAGACTTGAGCATCCGGTGAAGGAGGGAAGTGCATATAATTCTAACCAAAACACTTAGCGGTTTTATTCCGGCAGATCCCAAGACAGATGAGTGGTATCGTAAAGTCAAATTAGGCTCAACCATTCACTCAGATTTCAAGCAAATGCGAAACGCTGCATTTCACCGGAAGCTGTTTGCCCTGTTTAACTTAGCTTTCGATTACTGGAATCCTGGTGAAGTTAATTCTAAATACGGAACCCCAGAGAAGAACTTTGACCGCTTCCGAAAAGACCTAACTATTTTAGCCGGTTATTATCATAACGTAATTAGGTTAGACGGTTCGGTAAGAGTAGAGGCTGATTCGTTGTCATTTGGTAGCATGGATCAGGAAACATTTAACGGGCTATACTCAAACATACTTGACGTTATTTTGAAGCGCATACCCATAATGGGAGAGTGGGGAGAAGACAAAGTGAATGAAATCGTTAATCAAGTTTTAGAGTTCGCATAGGGATAAAAGCATAGGAGGGGGTATGGTCGGAAGTCACTCAAGATTTAAGAATTTTAAAAGGTCAGCATATTTTAAACCAAACGGCATGAGAGTTAATTGTGACGGTACAACAGTGAAAGACCGCAAGCATAATTTGTTGTTACGTCCTAATCATTATCATGTGTTACCAAGAGTGCATAGGATATTTAACCCTAAATTACAGGGGCAGGCTATCAGTGACGGAGAAGGATGGTATAAATAAATGCACTCCTATACCACGCCAAAGCCAATGCCCAAAAAGAAGAGAATCAAGCTAACAGGTAGGGCTTACTCTAACCTTAGAAAAAAAGTCTGGAAAAAACAACATGGCCTATGCGCTGAGTGCGGTAGGTGGGTCAGATTAGACGGTGACACGGTATTCAATACGGCTCATTTAGCCCATATCAAGTCAAGGGGAAGTGGTGGCGATGATTCTGAGGAGAATACAAGAATTTTGTGTTACCGCTGTCATATTTTGGAGGAACATGGATTGAGGTGGATTAAATCAGAAAGACAGGCAAGAGTATATTCAAGACGCACTTGAGGATCACGCCGGATTGATCGGCATGTGCGATGTCAAAAAATATAAATTATTATTAGAGAGACAGTAAGAAATAAAAGGTGGGATAATGCCAACCAAAATAGAATGGTGCGACGAAACCATAAACCCGATTGTGGGGTGCTCAAAAATCAGTGACGGGTGTCAAAACTGCTATGCCGAAAAAATGGCATGGCGGTTGAAGTGTATGGGAGTTCCGAAATATCAGGATGTTGTTGATAAGAACGGATGGACCGGGAAAATCGGTGTGGATATGAGCGTGTTTGATAAGTTGCCAAAGACACCGAAGAAAATTTTTGTTAGTTCCATGGGGGATCTATTCCACGAAAATGTAACCGACAAACAACTTGATAGCATCTTTGCAAATATAGCTTACGATGCCTTTTATCCAATTTCTGCGCTGTTCAATAAACAACCACACACTTATTTATTGCTCACCAAGCGGCCCGAACGAATTGCAAATTCTCCGCACCCAGAACACTTTGCAAGATGGACAAATATATGGCTCGGCGTAACCGCAGAAAATCAAAAACGTGCCGATGAGCGCATACCTACCTTGCTTCAAATTCCAGCCGCTGTCCGGTTTGTAAGTATTGAACCGATGCTTGAACCTGTCGATCTTGATGATTTTTGGGGTGCTCCTGGCGTTGGCCTTGACTGGGTAATCGTCGGTCCCGAAACTGGACCCGGCAAACGAGAATGCAAGCCCGAATGGATAAGAGATTTATACGAGCAATGCCAAGAGTCGGGGGTGCCGTTTTTCGACAAAACCAAAACAAATTGGATAGCAAGAGAGTCTCCTAACACCAAGAGCCAGTAAGAAAGGACGATCATGGGAAAAGTCTATAATATGACAATCAACCAAGATGTGAAATGTAAGCAATGCGGGAAGCCGGGTGCTTGCAAGGCTAAGGGTGGAGAATATGGAATTTGCCTTGAATGTGCAAACAAAAATCTAAGGAGCATGTCAATGGATAAAACTAAAAACATGGTAGTAGCGGAAGTAAGCAACATTATTGAAACCGATTGGGAGAGAATTGTTCGGGCCTACGAAAACAGTGATTGCAAACTTGGGATATCGGTCAAGGTTAACCTAAGTGGAAATTTAGAGGTCGTCGGTGTCATAACCGAGTTATCATATTATCCGTTGCCACAAACGAAGGTTAAGACAGACCCGGTAATCGTTAATGAGAAGCAAATGGCATTATCGCTTTAATTTAACGGAACCGGGATAGAGGTAAATTAGTGAAAACATACTGGCAACAAGACGGAAATAAGATTTATCAAGGGCATGTTTTAGACGTGCTGAAGGAGATGGCCTCAGAGAGTGTGCATTGTGTAATCACAAGCCCACCCTACTGGGGCCTTTAGCTGAGAGATTATGGCCTACCGCCGACAATTTGGGATGGTGATTCAGATTGTCAGCATGTTTGGGGGGAATGTGATCCAAGGCGGCAACGGCACCCCGATGATGTAAAAAACAAAAATAGTAAGCAGGCAACAAACAAAGGAGTAAATTGCGAACTTGTTAAAACCCAATTCTGCCAACTCTGCGGAGCATGGCGTGGTTGTCTCGGACTCGAACCCACACCGGAATTATTTATTAAACACATGGTTGAAATCTTCCGAGAGGTCCGCAGGGTGTTGAGGGATGATGGAACGCTTTGGTTGAATATGGGCGATAGTTATGCAAGTCAAGCAGGGCCACAGGTTGAGAATACTGTTGATAAAAGCGGTAATTTTAGGAATAGGGGTCAGGCAAGCGGAAAATCAAGAAAGGCTCCAATGGGCCTCAAACCCAAAGACCTATGCGGAATCCCCTGGCGTGTAGCCCTTGCGCTTCAAGCCGATGGTTGGTATTTGCGGTCTGGAATTCCCTGGGTAAAAAAATCCGCCATGCCAGAAAGTTGCTCGGACCGTCCGGCGAGTGCCTTGGAGTATGTTTTTTTGCTTACGAAATCGGCCAAATATTATTTTGATATGGAGGCGATACGGGTAAAGCATAAAGATTTAAACAGGCCAAACGGTTTTAAGGGTAAAGATGGAATTGGACCGAGACAGAATAATCAAGGTTGGTCTGGTGGAAAAGTATCACTTGATAAACACCGTGAATACAATCCTTTGGGCCGCAACTTCCGCAACACCGACCTATTCTTTGAATCTCTTGAACCGCCATTCGGGGCGATCTTTGCCGATGATGAGCTTGTGGGGCTGGACATTAACCCGAAGGGATTTTCTGAAGCGCATTTTGCCACATTTCCGCCGAGGTTGCCAGAAGTAGCTATCCTTGCCGGATGTCCAAAAGGAAAGGTTGTACTTGACCCCTTCGGCGGGGCAATGACAACGGCAATCGTAGCGCATAAGTATAGTCGAAAATTTATCATGATTGAACTATCCAGGGTTTATATTGACGATATAGGAATACCGAGAATTGAAAAGGAAACACGTCAGTTAAAATTATTCAACTAAGGAGCAACATGACCCCCGATCAAATAGCAAAGCTCGAAACCTTAGAGAACGCCGTATTCGCACCCAGGCAAAAAGGCCGGATTGATACCATCCGGTCAAATTTCCATGCTTATAAAACAGCGATATTTGAGCAAAAAGAGCCTTGGTATAAACGATTTTTCAACCCGCACCTCCAACGGGCGCGCCGTCCGTGACCCTGCGAATTAACGGTATGGCCGGAGATACCGCTATCGCAAGCCGAGTTGATACCAAGCCCCCTCGAAAAGGCGGGCATCAACCTTCTTATCGCCTAACCCATAACAGGCCCGGGTTGATGATTTTACAGAAAGGGGAGCAAGACGGCACTGTAAGCCGGCTGACTGGGGAGGTTGGTCGGTTTGCAAATAAAAAGAAGAGGACTAAATTTGACACCACGCCCAAATACGATATATGATACCCTCTTAGACTCAAATCAAAGGGGGGATCTGTGTATGAAAGGACGAATATATCCAAATTACAGGGGTGGGTATCAGGTTCGGTTTGGTCGTAAATTAACCAAATCATTCAAGCACTTAATAGACGCTGAGAGGTTTCTTAATTACATTAGGGTTCAAACGGACAACGGCACGTTTGACCCAAGAGACTGGCAAAAAATCAATCCGCTTGGCTTTGAGAATCTGGCTAAGAAGTGGCTTGAGGTTAAAGAAAAACAGGTACGACCTCGATATTACAGCAACCTAAAGAACTACATGGCAAGGGCGGCTGGAAAATGGCAAGGGAAGAACGTCAAAGATATTAATTTTGGCACGATTGAAGACTTTCTTTATGGCATTGAAGGGATATCCGACAAGACCCGGCACAATATCAAAATATGCCTGTCAGAGTTTTTTAAGTGGGTATCGAAGCGTGAAAGAATCCCTATGCCGGATATACCGGAAGTGCCCTATACTTTGGGATGGAGGAATATAATTGATGTTGGAACACAACAGAGCATTATTAGTGAGGTGCGGAAAATATCGTATAGCATTAATCCCAAGATTTGGCTCGGGATTAAGTTTCTTTCAACATACGTTTCTGTGCGTCCAGGGGAGCTTATATCCATACGGGAAAAACAAATTAGTCTTGGGATGGGCGGTATTCTTATACCCGATCCAAAGGAAAAAACACCCAAAATTATTTACCTTTTACAAGAAGATATACAGCACCTCAATACTTTCCCTACGTCAATGCCCGATCTCTACTTTTTTCGGCATTGCCATAGTAAGGGAGTAAAGAACGGATCCAGATTCGGCCCAGGTTATCTCTATAAATTCTGGAAACGTGCCTGTCATAACCTCGGCATTGAAGGGGTTGATTTGTACGGTGGAACACGCCACAGCACCGTTACGGCTTTGGGTAGGATATGCACCCCCGAACAGGTTAAAGACGCAACAGGGCATGTCTCAGCAGCGTTTGAGAGGTATTTTCAGGGTAAGCAGGCAAGGGCTTTGAAGGTTACGGAGAAAATTAAAGAGTTGTCAGGGGAGGTTGTGGAATTAAACCGTATTGCAAAAAATGTGTAATTGTTAGTTCATCATTCGGCAAGGATTCAACAGCCATGATTCATTTAATGATCGAAAAAAATGAACCCATTTCCCATGTTATATATTTTGAAACCGGATGGGATTTTCCCCAAATGGAAGCGCATATTCAGAAGGTCGAAAAAAATACTGGCATAAAAACAATTCGGATTCGCAACTATCGACATTTTGGTGAATTGTTAGCTCGGTATGGTTGGCCTCACTCAAAAGGTGGATGGTGTGCTGCTTCAAAAAGAGATAATTGCAAAAAGATATTTAGGGCATTGAAAGGCACGATTGAATGTATCGGGTTTACAACCGATGAGACACACCGAACAAAACAACCATCTATAACTAATAGAAAATGGCCCGTTAGATTCCCGCTGATTGAATACGGGTTTAGTGAAAAAGACACTCTAAAATATTGCTATTCTCTTGGGTATGATTGGGATGGACTTTATAAAGTTTTTAGTCGAGTGTCATGTTTTTGTTGTCCCAAAGCAGGTCAAAAACGAATTGATAAACTAAGGTTGCATTTTTCAGAATTATATAAAAGATATTTAGAAATGGATGAGGTTGCATTTAAAGAAGAAGAAGAAACAAAGCAGTTAAAATTATGGCATTAATCCTTCATAAACCTTTCATAAACCAAAATGGGGTATCTGAACAAGATAAGATACTGAAATTTAATGGATAAGTTCTAAGAAATGACGGGTTGAACCCCCGCATTGCATCCCGTATATCAAGGGTCTGCAAAGGGGTCAATAAACAATTCATAAACATTAAAATGGTTGATCGGGAAATTGATGGCGCATATGGGAGGGGGGAGGAAAGATTAGACCGTATTTCCAACAGTCAGAAGGAATAATTTATCAGGGTGATTGCAACGAAGTTATGAAATCGTTTCCAGACAATCATTTCACTTGCATTATAACTGACCCACCATATGAGTTAGGCTTTATGGGTAAGAAATGGGATGCTTCCGGCGTAGCTTTTCAAATTGAAACTTGGAAAAACGCCATTCGGATAATCAAGCCTGGTGGATTTCTCTTAGCCTTTGGTGGAACCCGTACCCACCACAGATTAATGTGTGCCATTGAAGATGCAGGATGGGAAATCAGGGATTGTATGATGTGGCTTTATGGTTCTGGATTTCCGAAATCGCATAATATTTCAAAGGCGATTGATAAGGCGGCAGGGGTTGAAAGAGAGATTGTTGGGCAAAAGATTAGGGGAGATGTTCAAAAGGCGAAACAAAACGGGACAACCTTTACACAAGCTCATGCGAATAGAAATAATAATGACATTTTTGGGTATGGGGTGGAAAATTTACAGGAAAAAGCCACCAAATAGCCACATGGAAACCACATGGAATTGAAAAAATATCTTAGTCATGGTGGAGGGGTTAATTCTTATGCTTTACAACTTTACCTTAAAGATCAAGGATATAAATTTGAGTCTGTTTTTGTCGATACTGGATGTGAAAGACCAGAAACATATCAGTTTTTAAAAAGAGTGAATCAGTTTTTAAAAACAAACAACAAACAACCAATAACTATTATTAATGCAATGGAACATGGATTCCCAGCACAAAGAGAATTTAATGGTTTAATGTATAGTTTTTATTTGTCAAAAAAAACCATACCTTCAAGAATGTATAGGGATTGTTCACAAAAATTTAAGATTAAACCAAAAGAAAATTATTTTTCAAAGCCCTGTATAAATTTTATTGGCATTGATGCAGGAGAAAAAAACAGGATTAAAAACTGGAAACCCTCTAAAGGGATTAAAGATAAATTCCCATTGATAGAAGTTGGAATTGATAGGGCCGAATGTAAAAGAATTATAAAAAGGCATGGATTCCCTATCCCTCCAAAATCTGCTTGTTATATTTGTTTCAACTCTACCCATGCAGATTGGCGAAACCTTAGAAACGACCATCCGAAATTATTTATCAAGGCAAAAATATTGGAAAATAGTTGTAATAGAGAACGCAAAAGGAAGGGTTTGGGACCCATTTATTTAAGCAAGTATGGAGTTTCTCTTAGTGTAGAAGTAGGAGAAAACCAACTAAAACTGTTCAAGCGTGACGAGTATCCGGTATTAATTGAAAAACAAGGCAGTTAAAACTATTCACATAGGCGTGTACCCGTTTTGCTATTTATGATACAGTTGATACACATGACAACCACATGAAAGGGGGATGGGGTGGATGAAATAAAAAAGCTGGCGAAAGCCAAGTTTACACCGGAACAAGAAAAAACCTTTTCAGAAAGTAAAAAATTTGAAGGATGGTTTAAGAAAAATGGCTATAAATTTACACCGACAACAGACGATGAAAAAGATTGGTTCAATGTGGTTAGATTTTGGGCATGGAAAGCATGGGAGGCAAGGGGTAAGAGGCCACCGGAGTAGCCCCTACGGATAAGCCCAAGGATGCTGACAGGCAAAAATAAAGAGGCTGATTAGCAGCAACACCGGGGCCGTTAGAATTGGTTTGCGGTGCTTAGGGTCCGCAGCAAAATCAGCAAATTTTCGCACACAATGATATACATACCATGCCCGAATCTTTGACATGCCATCCTCAAGACAGGCCTTTCTAAGCTCCTTGTCGGCCTGTCTTCGCCATTTAGAATCAAGCAAGCCCTCTCTTATCAGTTGATATAAAGCATCGTGGATCAGAGAACCCCGCATGAAATTCTTTGTGTCGATTGTCGGACCGGAAGGCCCATCCCAGCAATAAGATTCCTTAATTAATAAAAAACCATCTTTTGATAGATTAATATATCTTGTGTGGGCTTCAAATCCCAAAATTTTTGTCTTGATTCCATAATCCTTGACTAATTGATATTTATATCCTGATTTATACTTTATCATTTGCTCTTTTCAACTTCATTTCCCTTTATTGAAGTCTAATTTTGATTTTAAAATCTTTCATCGGTGATGGATGTGTCTTAACCTCAACGAACATTTCGTTTGAGTCTGGCGAAAACATTCCTTCAGGCGTAAATGTAACAAGTGTAAAGTAATAATCTCCATCCCCGGTAATTTGCCACGATGCTGAAAACGTATCACCAACTCCGGGTTTAGTTATGGTATCAACTTTGGTATATGGACCGCCTGAAACGTTAGACATAAAAAGTTCCCACTTCTCAACCCTTTCCGAATCCGCTTGTTGAAATGAAATATCAATTGTATTAGTAACTGGATTATATACCGCAGCAGTAATTACAGCAGAAACAATTGGAGCAAGATCAATAGTGAAAGAAACTTCATTGGAATCGCCTGACCATTTATCCTCTGTATCTTTTGCTCTGGCTACCCAATAAAATGTGGTAATCTGACCATCCGGCGCATTAAATGTATGCTCAAACTCATTAGACTTTAAAACCGAATCCACATAACACCCACCATCGACAATGGTACAAGTAGGGTCAATCGGGCTGTTATAATCGTATTCCTGCCCTTCAACTCGTTGGAAAATAGCATACCCGGCCATGTCTGGTTCAGTGTTTGCATCCCAGTCAAATGTCAGTTTTACTTCTTTTGATATGGCAACTGATGGTATAACTATTAACGATGCCAACAAGACTATCAGTAATTTTTTCATTTTAACATCTCCTTATAAATTAAATTTTTGCTTCCAATAAATATATTGAGTAAATTTCATGCCTACTAACTTTGCTTTTTTATTGTTGGTATATTCAGGAAAATTATTCTCTACAAACATAATATCCCTTTTCATGTTCTCGGCTATCCTTGCTTTCCTCCACTCTGGATTTAACCAGTTCGTTTCAAGTGGAGTATATGCAAAAATTATGTCAGTCATAACTTATGGTAAATTAATAAATAACTCTGGATTTATACTTGAAAATTCAAGATGAATATGAGGAATAATCCCCGGATACTTCAGCCCGATATCTTGGGCCTTGCCGATCACCTGGCCTTTTGTTATTCCCATTTTCAGGATTTCCCTAAGAGGCTCAAAATAAAACATGGTAATCTCGCAATTGCTATTCTTGATCAACAGTCCACCAAAAAGAACGCCCTGTGATCTCGTGGAGTAAGGTATTTTTTCCCTGACCACCACGCCATTTATCGGAGAAACAATATCTTGCCCTGGGATGCATACAAAGTCAGCACCTTTATGGATTCGTGTTCCTTTGTCTCTCGGAGCACCATATCGTCCCTGGCCCCAAACATCAGCGCCACGCACTCCGTGTCCAGTTGGAGAAATCATTTTTTAGAGTCCGATTCCATGTATTGTTTGACTCGGCCTATGAATTCAGTCGTTTTTATGTGCCGGTCGTTTTGCTCCTTCATATAGCCTACAATCCTATCAAATTTTTTTTCAGTTTCTTCAGAGACTTTGGAAACAATCCGTAAACACTCCTCTTTACACTTCTTTGCGTCTTCTAAGTGCATGTAAATTGCATTTCCCTTGTCATCATACAGTTCTTTTTTCTTAACAACACTGGCATTATACTTACCCAGCCCGAAAGCACTGCCAAGTAGAGCTGACAATCCTGCCCCAATCTTTGCTATCAGTCCAATTTGTTGTTCCATAATCGCCCCTTTACATTCCAGGCCGTTTCTGCTATCTGCATCGGTCAGCCGTTTTCATCCCGGTTATGAATTCGGTCAGGTCTGTCGATTCGTGTCAGCGTCCAGACATGCCGCTCGTTTTAAACTCCACAAATTTTACTGATATACGCTGTCCACACGTTATTAGTCACAACAAACGTAGCATCTGCAACTATCTCTTCACCGCCAGTCAATACCGCTGCCGGAATTGTAACAGTAATTGTTTCGTCTGAAGATATTGCATAATCAGGAGCAGCATTTAGGGTAATTGTGCATACCGTGTCGCTGGTTCTTTCAACATCGTCAGCCGGAACAAGATTAGCTTTGACCTTCTCATCCCATCCGGTTCCACCAGCGACATCCCCGTCTATACCGTCTATAAGGGCTTGGGTATTTGCTGTTGTTCCAATCGGGCCAGTGTCAGCAGCTATCCATGTATCATCGGTCAAGGTGATGATTATTGTCTCACCACCTGTTACTATCTCAGACTCAAGAACTCCACCAGCAACTGCCGTGCCTGTAAGTGCTGCTGACCCGCCTGCTGCCTCGTACTCCAAATACGAAAGTACTTGCCCTAAAGACCACTGCTCGGTATCATCAGTCACACCTTGCTTAGTGTACTGAGCGACATTCCCCATGCTCCATGTCGGTGTTGGTGCTGTGGTTGCCATTATGTTATCACCACTTGTGGATCAACGATAAGATAGCCAGCGGCACTATACACACTGATCTCAAGCCATAATCGAATCTTACTTTCAACCGCTATTGTTGGAGTTACAGAAAGATAATCCCAATCATCAGCATCGGCAGGAACAGCTATTGTGTGTTCTGCTGATCTGATAGTTGCCATCGTATAGGCAGTTGGATCTCCGTAACTTGAAACGTATTCAGCGGCTAAATTAAAATTAGCTAAAGCATCACCGTCATTCAGAGTTACGCCTAATCCGTTGTATATCCAGAACTTGAACTCCTGACTTCCTGCATCTGCGTTGATTTCACCAAGTGGGATTTTTACTTTCCAGTCTTGTTCATAAAATACAAAATTGTTTACATTTGGACTTATCTTTAAAACTTTAGCAGACAGCTTCTCGTTAGGGGTTTCACCAGACACAGCAGTTGAGATATATTCACCACCAGCAAACCACGTTTTATGATTTCCCAATACCTTCTGATAATTTTCTACGCTGATATGGGTATTTGCATTAGACGTTGCATTGGCGATACTTACATAACCATTTGTTCCTCCTAATTCTGTATCAATAAATTTTACAAATAAGTTACCATCATTGACTAAAATATCAGCATCTCCATTTGGTATCTCAACACCAATATTTACATTTTTTCCATATATCTTACCCACTTTATAGGAAGATATTCCATGATCCCCCATATTAAATATTACAACATCTTTAAAGTCGAATTCTCCGCTATCAGAGAAGATTGCGACTTGGCCCGCACCAGACCCACTTCCCTCCATTATAAGCTGCCTAAAGTAAATTAAATTTCTGTTAAGTGTCCTTATCATCATTGTATTTTGAGTGGTCTGTTTAAATAAACAACCAATAAACGATAACCCTGTTGAATATGCGCAGTAAACAATACCATAAGTATTAGAACTGTCCTTAAACTCAATATTTTTAAATATATTATAGGCATCACTGCTTGCATCTACACGAAAAAATCCATCATTAAAATCTATTAAAGGAAGATCAATTGCATCTGCATCATATACCGCCTGTGCTACTACTGGCCGATCAACATAATCTTCGTCAGCTTCAATTTGAAATTTGCCATCTGTGCCAGTTGCTGTTGAACCTGCATATTCTCTGTCGAGCAGGAAACCAACAGCAATTTCGCCGCCAGCATCTATCTCTGCATCACCGCCATCACCATCAATTATATTGTCGTCTTCAACCCAAGCAGTTGCGGAATCTCTTACATATTGAATTATTCCTGTGGTATCTAAATTATCAGTAAATGCCCAAACCTTTCCTTTTTTAGTTTGAGTCGTGTTTGTGAGATGTGAACCAACCGTGAATTCGTCAGCACCGGCCATGCCGTCAACACCTGCCTCCCAAAGAACAGCAGTAAGCATATATAGTTTACCATCAGGTGCGGTTATATATCTTGCAGTGTGTTGCGTTCTTGACGGAGTAATTCCTACAATATTATCAATAATCCTTGAACCGTTTGTGAAATCTGCCTGGGTAATTGTAGTATTTGAAATCGCTGGACGAGGCCATCCTATATACCTTATAGGGCTTTCTGGGGTGTTATTGGTTAGAGCTAATGACGCACCCAAAGCAGTATTTGTAGTGCGCCGTACCCAAACATCATCACCATCCGTAGCACCAGCAACGGCAGCAGCCCATGTCTGCCATGCATCGTCACCTGAACCACCGTTATTCAAACCGCCAGCGGCTTCGTCTAAGAATTTGTCGGCCATTACACAACCCCCCTTTCAGCAACTTGATTAACAGGTAGGTCTTCAAACTTCTGGCCTACAGAAAGGTATTTCTTTTCAATCAAGATTTTCTCAACATCTTCACGGGTAAACATAGATGGCCATTGTGCTTCATAAGCTGCTTGGTCTATAGAATCTTGAAGATTGTCTTCAGCGTGTTTCATTCTCTCCTCAAACCCCGTTTTTATTTGAGTCTCAGATATAAAATAAAAAGTCTTAGTAAACCGCTGTGGTATAGTAGGATTTGAAAATTCAACAGTTACATCAAACCCACCACGTTTTACCTTAACTCTATTTAATTCTTTGTGTGTCCATTTAGCCATTTACTTCGCTCCCTTATCATGTGGATGTCTTACCATCTTATCAAAATGATGAATAATATGGAGCATCTCATGCCCTAAAACTTCCTGGGTTGCCGTTATTGTTCCGTCATCATTCATAAATCCCTCAGTGCATATCTCTGCTTTATCTGGCCATGCGAGTCCTCTGTGTCCGCTGCAATCGTCAGATATGATAATATCAACTGATGGTATAATAGTTACCCTGTGAACAAACGGTTGAGAGCAACCCACCCCTGCCAGTGCCAACGTCATTGTCAAAATACATAGAATTGTTACGAGTGTTTTCATGGTTAATTTCCTTTATGTAATTATTTATATTTATTCATAAGGTCGAATATGCATCCCACATACCTTTTCAATATCCGCAGAATCGACTCCGTAGATTTTGCCTGTCCAGCCTGCTTCTTCTCCACTAAACAACCAAATCGGCTCCCTCTGAAACATCGCATATGGATTCCTCTGAATCCATGCTAACTCCGATAAGGGTAAAGGTCGATTGTAGATATAAGCATACTCAACCCAAGCCGGGAGGTTCTTAGTCGCAGTATCTACAGAACTTGCACAAAACGTCAATTTACGAGAAGAGGGATCTAAGTAATGATTAAAATTACTATTGCTAAACTCACAGTAACCACCGTCTCCACCGCTAAAACACCAAAAAAGTTTTTGGTCCTTCTTAGTTATTGCTAAATTGATCCACAGAGGAGCGCTCTTTCCTAATACCAAATCCTCATAACTATCCCAACCACCATACGCAAAACTCAAACCAGAAGGAGAATATCTAAGTGTCCACCCACTACTCCCTGTTTGATCTTGGTAGTCGCCTACAAGTTGATCATTAATGCCCACTCCAGAATCTAAACGATATCTTATCGCAAAAGAGAAATTATCAAAATAGGGATATGAACGAAGAGTTTGAGCATAACCACTTGACCCGTCACAGTATAATGTACCTGTCTCAAGGTGCTCGTTAGCCAGATCAGAAGGAAGAATGATATGATTGTCGTTCCCACTTAGATCATAAACAAGATTACCAGACCCCTGATTCATTATCCAGCAACCAGTAAGATCAATGGCTAATGGATGCTTCTTATTTACTCTTCTTCCTAATGGTGGTTTCTGATGAAGCATTTAGCTGTCTGCCCCACACTCGATAAGGTAAGCGATTTCACTATCAGCAATAGTGCCTTTATCCTCAATGAAAATGAACTTCCCAATATGATTCAAGTGCCCAGCTGTAGGGTTGGTTGCCTTTAATACATTCTGATCCGCATTTACAGTGTCGGGGATAGCAACTTCAACTCCTGTGCCTATTGGTCCGATAAATCTGCATAGAGTATTCCAAACATCCAGACCTGTATAACCCCGAACCTGAACAATGACCTCAAGCCCTGTGGTGGCTTCTGCTTCAGCTACAGCAACGTCTATCATTAAAGAGCCGTATACATGACCGGATACGTCAATCGCACCTGTCTCCTTGAATCTGTCTGTTGCAGTTCCGCTATCGGGGTCAACAGCTGTCCAATCCAAAGCAATGGTATTCTCAGTCTTGGTCGGTGTTGATGGGTCGGTAAGTGCGATATAATGCACCCTAACGCAATGCCTTGCACCATCAGGATCGTAATTCCCGTTGAACAGCACTCTTGCACCAGATGCATCGGGAGGCAATTCGACTACATAAGTCTTGACCGCTTCATAGTTCTCACCATCACCATCCATAGTGTAAATCTTATCGGAACTGTCCTTTGCATTCTGAATATTATCCAAAAGAACGACTGTATCGATATCAGCCATCTATATCACCTCCTTATGAAATATCCTGATCGTAGGCGTTTTAATTCCTGCACTTCATTTGCCTTTATGATTAAATACTCATATCTTGTCATATTACACCTCTATCCAAGTTTTATCAGGGTCAAACCACATGACGTTTGAATTTCTGCCACCATAACCGACCACCCGAACAATCGCACTTGCAGCGCTCGGCCTTGTCTGCGTCATACTTCCGCCACTTGATCCACCAAAAACAGGCTTTCCACAAGACCAATTCCATGCTGAATGACCCACCATCGTTCCCGGCATAATGGCCGCAAACGAACTGCCATCGGCAACAGAACCGGGAGCCATAATTAAAAAGCCTGACATTGTCGCCGCCGAATCAGCATTGGCCTTGGCAGCGGCCCCCGTAGTTTTGACATAGCAAAGGTTTCCTCTTGCCAATACACCACTTGCCACAAATGATCCTGTAAAACCATCGTCAACGGTATCGGCAGGAGTGGTATCGTATAGAACGTCCTTCTTTCCGGCAACGGCAGCAGAGGCGGCGGCGGCCTTATCCGTAGCGCTCGAAGCCGCATCACTCGCAGAGGCGGCCAAATCCATAGCGCTTGAGGCAACGTCACTGTTGGATGCAACTGAATCAGGATCGAATGATACGCTTGCGTAAGCCATGATTATTTATCCTTATTTATATACGTCTAACAATTTCTCTTGCACAATCCATAAAAGATTCTTTTACTTCTACGGATCGTTCAGGTTTTTTATTGAAACCCTTTCCAAAATATTTCCAAATTATGTTTGCAACTATTTCAGTCCTTTGTTCTCCGACAAATTCACTGATAACAACACTACTTGCAGCCGCTTCAGCTTCGGGATCTTTTGCTACTGGGTAATCCATTTTATTTATCCTTATTTTGAATCCGTGTTGCCTTAACACCTTCAATACTGTTCACACCTTTCTTGACAGCAGACCGTACAGCACGGATTTTCTTAACAATTTTACCCGCATT